AAAGAACAATATCCTGTTCTGGCCAGAGTCTACCCGACCCTCCGTCTTCCCGATTTACGCGGTGAGTTTATCCGTGGATGGGACGACGGGCGCAAAGTTGATACAGGACGTAAGTTGCTGTCCGCACAAGGGGCAACGCTGTTAAGAACAGCAATGCTGGATTATTATAACCAGGACACTACGGGAACCTCGGGGATAGTCGGCATGGGATTCAACAATGAAGATTCCATTACAGACCTTCGTGAGGGCAGCTTTAAAATGCCGGACGGGACAACATTCAGCGATCCTGTCGTGGCAATGTCAGACAATGGTATGCAGGCTACTATTCTGACCTCTATCAGAAGCGGGTATGCGAAGGGTATCACTGTCAGACCCCGTAGCATTGCACTTAATTACATTGTGAGGGCAGTTTAATGAGTAACACTGCAGTTCTGGATGAAAACGGTATCGCCACTGTAGCGGGCGATATCACTGTATATCACTATGACGAGGAAACCCGGGAATACACCTCATCCTCTGTGGAGTATCTCGCCCTTGGGGTGGGTACTCCGGCACATTCGTGCGCCGATGCACCGCCGGAGGCAATTTCGGGTTACGTGGTTTGCCGGACTGCCACGCTGAACGGGTGGGAGCATGTGCCTGATCACCGCGGCGAGACGGTATACAGCACGGAGAACGGTAACCCTGTTCTGATTACCCAACCGGGTGATTACCCGGCGGACACCACCACAAAACAGCCAGCCACGCCATGGGATACCTGGAACGGTGAGGCGTGGGTAACCGATACTGAACGGCAGCGAGCCGCAGAACTGGAGGTTGCCAGACAGCAACGCCAGCAACGGGTGAAACAGGCGATGGCGTCAGTCGATCTTATCAACCTCAAACTGCGTGCTGGTCGCAGTCTGACACCAGAAGAAACGGCAAAACTGAACGCCGTGCTGGATTATATCGACGAGCTGAACGCACTGGATATCAGCACGGCACCTGAAATCAGCTGGCCGGAAGCGCCACTGGCACTTGCCAGTTGAACGGTATCACGCCGCCCTCACGATATAGTTAAACGCGATATTGCGGGGGCGGGTTATGTTAAAGAATGCTCCGTTTAATTCGGCTTTTGCGCGACTGTTTGTTCCACCCAGAATTACGTACCACAAATAATCGCTACGGTAATTCCCCGCAAACACCTTATCGCCGCCATAGTCAATATTATTTCCGTTACTCATGTACGAGATATCAAGCGAAGAATCGTTATCGTCATGACCGCCGACCAGTGTACCTTTCTGCCATGAAAGCAACTTACGCCCCTCGTCAATCTTGCGCCCGTCGTCCCATCCACGGATAAACTCACCGCGTAAATCGGGAAGACGGAGGGTCGGGTAGACTCTGGCCAGAACAGGATATTGTTCTTTTGTAAAGGCGCGCCCGTCGCACTTTAACCAGCCTGCTGGCGGTGTGGCGGTGGGCCATGGAACCGGTACACCAACAGGCAATGCAGAGCCTTCCCCCAAACCAAGGTAATTGAGGACATCTTTTATACTGCCCTTAGCGATAATAGCGCGACCAATAGCTGTAAGGGTTGCCAGCGCTGCGCGGTCTGCTCCGGTAAAATAAGGCAACCGATCTGCTGCAGTGGCAAGTCCTGCCAGAGCAGTGAGCGTGGCATCTGCCGGTTGTTTTCCGTTTGCCAGATCGTATGCAGCCTTGACAGCTTTCGGTGTGGCGGCCAGCACTTCAGACGTGCTGTTAGTGGCACTACTGAGCTGAGTGATGCCTTTCGCTGTCAATGAAGCTGTTGGCACACCAGTGATCTGATTCCAGGGATGTGTATGACTGGATGGTGCCTTTCCGGCTGCTAGATCGTATGCAGCTTTAACCGCTTTTGGCGTTGCAGCTAATGTTTCAGAAGTGCTGTTGGTGTCGCTACTGAGCTGAACTATCCCTTTTTGTGTTGTGGTTGCATCCTGGGCTGTATACTTCCCGTTAGCCAGGTCATATGCAGCCTTGACAGCTTTCGGTGTGGCGGCCAGCACTTCNTCCAGTTCTGCGGCTCGCTGCCGTTCAGTATCGGTTACCCACGCCTCACCGTTCCAGGTATCCCATGGCGTGGCTGGCTGTTTTGTGGTGGTGTCCGCCGGGTAATCACCCGGTTGGGTAATCAGAACAGGGTTACCGTTCTCCGTGCTGTATACCGTCTCGCCGCGGTGATCAGGCACATGCTCCCACCCGTTCAGCGTGGCAGTCCGGCAAACCACGTAACCCGAAATTGCCTCCGGCGGTGCATCGGCGCACGAATGTGCCGGAGTACCCACCCCAAGGGCGAGATACTCCACAGAGGATGAGGTGTATTCCCGGGTTTCCTCGTCATAGTGATATACAGTGATATCGCCCGCTACAGTGGCGATACCGTTTTCATCCAGAACTGCAGTGTTACTCATTAAACTGCCCTCACAATGTAATTAAGTGCAATGCTACGGGGTCTGACAGTGATACCCTTCGCATACCCGCTTCTGATAGAGGTCAGAATAGTAGCCTGCATACCATTGTCTGACATTGCCACGACAGGATCGCTGAATGTTGTCCCGTCCGGCATTTTAAAGCTGCCCTCACGAAGGTCTGTAATGGAATCTTCATTGTTGAATCCCATGCCGACTATCCCCGAGGTTCCCGTAGTGTCCTGGTTATAATAATCCAGCATTGCTGTTCTTAACAGCGTTGCCCCTTGTGCGGACAGCAACTTACGTCCTGTATCAACTTTGCGCCCGTCGTCCCATCCACGGATAAACTCACCGCGTAAATCGGGAAGACGGAGGGTCGGGTAGACTCTGGCCAGAACAGGATATTGTTCTTTTGTAAAGGCGCGCCCGTCGCACTTTAACCAGCCTGCTGGCGGTGTGGCGGTGGGCCATGGAACCGGTACACCAACAGGCAATGCAGAGCCTTCCCCCAAACCAACGTTTTAGTCTTAATCCCTACCTATACCAACGATGTATTTTTAACTAAACAAAGAGGTTGTTTTTCATGCAAATTGGCTACATTCGTGTGTCAACAAATGACCAAAACACAGATTTACAAAGAAATGCACTGAACTGCGCAGGATGTGAACTGATTTTTGAAGATAAAATAAGCGGAACAAAGTCAGCCAGACCAGGCTTGAAAAAGCTGCTCAGAACGTTATCAGAAGGAGATACGCTGGTTGTCTGGAAGCTGGATAGGCTTGGCAGAAGTATGAAACACCTTATCACGCTTATAGAGGAGTTGCGGGAAAAAGGTGTTAATTTCCGTAGTCTGACAGACAGTATTGACACATCAACACCCATGGGGCGTTTCTTTTTTCACGTCATGGGGGCTTTAGCAGAAATGGAACGTGAATTAATTGTTGAGAGAACACTGGCCGGACTGGCAGCTGCACGCGAACAGGGACGCATTGGCGGACGTCGCCCGAAGTTGACAAAAGAACAACATGAGCAAATAGCGAGGTTGATCGAAAATGGCTACAGCAGGAAACAGTTGGCAATTATTTACGATATCGGTGTATCGACGATTTATCGTTATCATCCTGTAGAGAAGCGCCAAACTCAATCTGAGCTGTAATTCTAATGCCGCGTCGGTGTAATTTATCTTGATAGAATAGGTACATTTATCGCGCGGCACATCAATTCGATGTATCTAGCGCCTGCTGGCCGCTAATGAAAACTGTTCTCGAAATGTTGTCCCTAGTCCGAGACTAGGGTATCACCTCTGGAAAGCATACGCAGAACCTTTTTTAACCCAGGGTGCCCAGCTTTTTTGCTGCTCGCCTTATTCGCAAAAATTAGCTCACATCCTGCGCTTTCAAGTGCTTTTCACTGCATAGCTGTGTTTTGTTCATTTGTCTATATGCGTACATAGCCTATTAGCATATTTTCTGCCCACTATCGTTATTTATTGCAAGCTACAGGTTTTAATTAACAAAACCAGTGTGTGTGGAAATCACAAAGTGCATACCGTTCTCAAATGTTGTTCAACTTACTGTTGTATAGGTAAAAAATGACATTTTATGTACATATCGTGATGTTATCCCTTCTTGGTGGGGTGTATTCGTATTTGAGTGGGCTATGTGAAAACCGTTACGAGTCTTCATGCAAGAAATTGCTGGCCGAATGTATTTCCGCCGTACTTGCTGGCTTTATTGGCATGTATCTCGCGGAATATAAGGACATGAATGAAAGCCTTCAGAGCTGCATGGTTCTTATTTTCAGCGCCAATAGCAGGCTTATTATTGAAGGTTCCAAAAGTCGGTTGAATAGATAAGTCTCTTATGCAACATAACCGGTTGAGAAGTTACTTTGCATACCATTACCTCCTGACAACGTAGGAGGGAACTTGTGCTTGACACACAGGAATTAGCTCCAGTTGCTATTGCGCTCCTGCTTTCAGTAATTGGTGGGATAGGCACGTTCCTGATGGATGTCCGAGACGGTCGCCAGTCTGGCAATTTGTTGGGATTGGTTACGGAGATCTTTGTTGCAGTGACAGCTGGCGCGGTGGCGTACCTATTGGGGCAACACGAGGGCTGGGAGTTATCAATTACGTACTTAATGGTAACGATAGCCAGCAATAACGGTCATGAGGTGATTTCAGGGATGAAACGAGTGAATATCGATAGCATTCTGAATGTTCTTACAAGTTTGGTGAAAAAGGGAGGCGGGAAATGATTGGCTGGGGTGTATGCGTTCTTGCGTTAGCTTTAGCCGATCGCTATTTGCTAAAACGCAAGGACATCACGCATTTAGAACTTGGTGATGTGGAAATTAAACCGGGTTTCATCCGGGTGCCGTTCAAATACCGGTCTAAATTCCCGTTTTTGCGCGGCGCAACGGTCAGATATTGGATCCGCGATGTTCAGAAGCCGACGACAGTGATTGAAGGCGAACAACGTTGTCTGACGTCGGCTGAACAGGGCGAAAACAGTGAATGGTTGTACATACCCACTGAATATATGGGTAAAGGAGAACGGCTGTGGCATTTCAACGTCATGGTTACGCATGGCGACTCGTTCATTAACCCGTTGTATCGGATTTTCCCTGTTACTCAGCAAATCCGCAGAAGTTACGTAATAAATCTCGCACAGGATGTGTCAGATGACGAAAAATAAGTATGCAACGGTCGATTTTGACCAGGTTAATGAAAAGGGGCTGAAATCCCTTATCGCGGCGATCAATAAAACCAGTGTTACGGTAATTGAGGTTGACTCCAGCAACCGCGCAACAACGAAAGATGGCGTTAAAGTTAAAACCGCAAAGCTGGTTCTTAACGACGGACAAATTCTTGCCATACAGGTAAACGATACTGGCGATATATCGTCTGTGAGGCTGAATGGAAAAGCTATTCCTAACGCTCAATCGCCGGATATCAAGACGCTTGGTACCGTCATGGGACAGGCGGCCCGTAAAAACTCCGCAAAATTCCAGAAATCACTGATCGCCAAAGCGAAGCGTGTTGCCAATCCGGTAGACAAGAAACCGGCAGTTAAATCCAACTTTCAGCGCCTGCAAGAAGCAAAACAGCGGAATGCTCAGGTGGTTGCCGCTTATAAGTCCGCGCAGAATTCGGTGTCTTTCAATCAACAGCAGATCACTGATTTGCGGGCGAAGCTGGATAAGGAGACGGGCCGACTCAATAACGAAAAGGCACGGAATGGCGAACTCAAACGTCGTCTTAAGCAACTGAAAGCAGGAAATTAACATGGAACAGTTCAATATCAATAAAGGGGTGACGATCAAGCCTGGGCTTGACGTGCTTCCCCCGCCAGTGACTGATGATGAATATCGCGCATTAATGGCCGGTGAGGACCGCTATCTGATGACGGAATCCAACACCCTGGAGGAAATCGAGGCTACGTTCTTCTATGACACGCCGATCCACTGGTGTGCTACGGATTTACTGGAGGCGATTAGTTCTACTCGTTTGCAGTTACACAGGACCATGCAGGCATTTGTCCGGGCATTGAACCAGAAGCTGAATGGTACCGGAATCTCTGCGGGGAGTGATAAAACGGGGGATGTGGCCCAGAGCGGCGCGCGCGCGATCGGCGGCGCTGAAATTGGCCGGGCACGTAACGTTAACGGGCTGCCGGTCTTGCCAGCCATTATTCCGCTCAGTGATGGTCAGACTATCAGCATTCTGTTTCATAGCCCGACAGCGGAAAACCGGATCACCAATAGCGATACGCTGGTTGCTTTCCAGTTCTTACTGAATAAAAAAGACGTTACTCACACCGTTGCTCCGATGAGTGGACGTGATATGACGTTGGCGCAGGTCACCATGAAACTTGCCAACCTTGCAGAGAAAAACTCGGCAAAATTCCAGCGTGCGCAGAAGAAGAAAAAAGCCCTTGTTGATGAAATAACCCAACTACAGGCTGACAGTGACCAGAAAGAGGATGCCATGAGCGACCTCGCGGATCAGGTGGCAGCGGTAGAAGGGCAGAAGGCAGATCTGGAGCAGAAAATTAACGCTGTTGCATCGGAAGCGGATTCTCTTTATGAGGAGAATGAGCGTTTGCAGACGGAGATTGATCAGCTCAATCGCACTGGTGGGCGCGATACCATTGCTCCAGCGGGGATGACTGGTGGGCACTCTCGCGCGCTGACGGATCGCCTTGCCAGTATCAAAAATCGTATGCATATGGACGGGGAAGTGACGCTCAGTAATGGTGCATCAATGAAGCAATTCATTGGGGGCGGCGAAGGGTATATCCAGTTAACCGATCCGGATGGCAGCGTATACATGATCAAGGCTAAATCCATACAGGGTGTGGACATGGCAGATGCGATCGGCAAGCTGTTTAAAGCCTATAAAGCGGGTAATGTATCGGAATACCTGGTCCAACCAGAAGAACATAAACCGGAAAACGTCGAACCTGAACCAGCGGAGGATACCGGTAGCTCTTCGCCTGAACCAGAAGTCTCTGTAGGTGCATATCGATATGCCCTGCAAATGCGTCCGGCGGCCCCTGGCGCAATACCTGAAGGTAACAAAGCAATTCTGCCGCGCCCTGATGAAGGTGACCCGTATTATGAATATGCACGCTACGGCATTGCTACTTACGATACCCCGCTTTCTGATCAGCAAATGAGTGAGTACGACCTGAAGTTATTGCCTCGCGAGGATTCTTTCGACTTCCTGGCGAAGACACTTACTAATGGTCCGTTTGGCAAATATGCACAAAAAGCTCTGGAGCTGGCCACCAGCTCACCAGACGAGTTCCGCGTAATGCTGAAAACTCAGTTTCAAAAAACTTTCCCCAATATTGCGTTTCCTGGGGGCGCTGGCACCGAGAAAATGGTGCAGAGCATGATCAATGCATTGCAGGCCGAAGTCGATGAGATTACTCAGCCAGAACCTGCCCCGGCACAGCCTGATGAAACGGTTAGCGAAGCAGATGCAGAGGCTAATAAAGCCATTGAATATCTCAATAACGTGATGGATATACAAAGCACTGACATGGCGGAGATCCGTAACGCCCGGGGCAATGTCCGGGAAGCGATTGCAGCCCTTCAGGCTGCCGGACGTTTTGAGGAAAACGAAGAGCTGGTTAACGGCGCAGCTCGCCACCTGGCTGATCTGTTGGTAGCAATCCAGAAAGCGGGGGTAGCGGCATGACACTATCAGCTATTGAGTTAATGGATCTCAGCGATAAGTTGGATGCTCTGATGTCCAAAGCGGCGACCGCGAGTGGCATGGAGTTGCTGGATATCAGCGATGAAATTGACCAGATCATGCAACAGATGGGGTACGGCGCGTCCGGCGGTGGTAGTGGCGAGGAAAAACAACCTTCGGAACATGATGGTGTGCCAAAACTGGTTGCTGATTTCCTGGCTGATAAATTCGTCGATCAGAGCACCGATGCATTTATCGGTACCTTGCAGGATTTGAGTCAATATGTTGGCACATACATCGACCTGGACCAGGTTAAACAGCACACGGCGGCATGGATAGCCGCCAACATTAAAGAGGCAGCGTGACATCCTCCACGCCCTTCGGGGTGTGGATTCCTGCTATGTTCAGGCTGTCGCCTGAATCATTTCGGAGGGTTCCTGCTTCAACGGGCGGTCTGACTGCACCATCCCTCCACAGGCAAGCACGGCGTGCCCCGCCGCTAAAATGTTACGAGCGCCGTTTACATCGGCGTTCGCTGTATATCCACATACCTGGCATCTGAATTTACTTTGTGACAGGCGATTTTCTTTCGCGGTATGACCACAGCACGCGCAACGCTGGCTTGTGTACGCTGGCGGCACTGCCAGTACCTGACCGCCATGCCAGAGCTGCTTATACTCAAGCTGGCGGCGCATTTCATACCAGCCCTGATCCAGTATCGAACGGTTTAAACCTGATTTTGCCCGGACATTGCGACCCGGCTGACTTATCGTACCCGCCGCTGACTTTGACATGTGTTTAACCTTCAAATCCTCAATGACAATCATTGCGTGGTTTTTGCTGATGATCGTTGTGACTTTATGAAGGTAGTCTCTGCGGATATTTGCGATACGGGAGTGCAGTTGCTGTATTTTGCGTTTCTGCTTCTGCCAGTTGTTGCTGAATCTGACCTTGCGGCTTAACTGGCGCTGAAGTCTCGCCAGCTTTTTCTGGTTTTTCTGGAAACTGTTTACAGGCTCAAAGACTGTGCCATCTGACAGCGTGGCGAGTTTAGCCACGCCAGCATCCAGTCCGACCATTGATACTGAAGGGTGAACAGGAGTGGATACCTCTCTTTCTGTCTGAATACTGATGTACCACTTACCGCAGGACTGGCTGACAGTGACATTTTTCACAACACCCGTGACCTGACGGCTATTCCGGTAGCGCATCCAGCCAAGTTTCGGCAGAAAAATACGGCTGTTTTCCTGATCGAGCTTAACGCCCTGCGGGTAGCGGAATGCATCATTCTGTCCCCGCTTTTTGAATCGGGGAAAAGCAGCCCGATTCTGGAAGAAGTTTTTGTAAGCCCGCTCAAGGTCTTTCAGTGACTGTTGCAATGGCTGTGAGGGAGAATCTTTAAGCCATTCGGTTTCAGTGTCTTTTTTCCACTCAACCAACCAGGAAGCCATTTTCGTGTAAGGGATGTATTTTTTACCGGCCTCATGATTCTCATTCTGAAGCGCCAGAGCACGATTGAAAACGAAACGACATGCGCCTGCGAAGCGCCTCATTTCACGCTCCTGTTGACCATCTGGTCTTAATCGGAATTTGAATGACACCTGTTGTTTCATGTCACTATTTTAAGCAAAAATAGCCGGGAGGAAAACTGTGCCTTATATCCCCACTATGAGGAGCGTGGGGAGCGGCACATTGGATAAGGCGTAACAGGGATGAGCTTAAGCGATCAGGTGGTTATGGCCACCAGCATAGAAACGCTGATCGAGCTGCTAAAGAACCTGCCCGATTACGGGCGGGTTTCGTATGTGGTGACAGCGAAGGGAGACGAGGTAAAAACGGCGTTTGATATCGTCGATGCCTCAGCTCTTTTGGTATCCAATACTCTGGATGGGAAAATTAATCCAGACTATCCCCAGGAACTTCAGCCGCGCGATCGGACCCGCGCATCCAGCCTTCTTCAGGTTAACCAGATATCCAAGGATTTGCGTCCTGCCCAGCTTACCGATTCCGGTTTATCCAGCCATGGCGCGCCGATAATTGGTGAGGACAATGCCGTTGAGTCAGGTAATGGGCGGACCATGGGGATCATTAAAGCCTATCAGGACGGTAATGCGGATCGGTATCGGGAGTACCTGATTGAACATGCGACCGAATTCGGCATACGGCCTGAAAAGGTTGAATCAATGACGGCTCCGGTACTGGTGCGCCGCCGGTTAACGAAGGTTGACCGTGTTCAGTTTGCCAAGGACTCAAATATTTCTGATCTCCAGGAAATGGCAGCCAGTGAAAAGGCTTTTGTTGATGCCGACAGCATAACACCGGCGATGATGGCGTTGTTTAACCCGTCAGAAAGTGGAGATCTGCTTAGCCGCAGTAATGACGCGTTTATTCGCGGATTTATGACGCAAGTTGGTGCCACACAGGCGGCTGGCCTTGTAACTGAAGATGGGCGACCAACACGGCAACTTGTAGACCGTATACAAAACGCGATCTTTGCCAAGGCATATAAGGATGCGCGCCTGGTAAGGATGGTTGCAGAAGAACCTGATCCGGATATGCGTAATGTTCTGACGGCGCTTAATGCGGCAGCCAATGATTTTGTCCAGATGCAGGCTTTATCAGGAGAAGCGCACAAGCAGGCTGTGACAACTATTGTTGATGGCATTGAGACAGCGGATAGCCTCGATAAAAAGGCGCTGGCGGCATTGAAAGATGCGGTAGACCTGGTAAGGCAATCGAAGGAGTCAGGCCAGCATATTACCGATGTTATTGCTCAGGGGGATATGTTCAGCGAAACGGCCCCGGAAGTGAAAGCACTCGCGTTGTTCATCGTCGCGAATAACCGTAGCGCGAAGCGTATGGCCACCGCCTTTAAGTTGATGGCTCAACGTATCAATGATGAGTTACAGCACCAGGGCCAGGCGCTGGGGGATATGTTTGGCGGCGGCGATGTGTCGTTACAGGATATCCTTCGCCAGGTGTCTCAGGAACTGGAAAACGAAGGCATGCAAGGGATATCCGGCGGTCTTTTCGAGTCCGTTTCCGGCGGTAGTTACAACGGTGTTGCTCCGTATACCAGTTTGCTATTACATCGGGCATCCGGCATCAAAGACATTATTCATCTGATCAGGCTGCTTTCCCGCACAGATCCCCAGGATGAACAGCTTGTACAAGTGCTTGCGCATTTTGTTCGAATGCCTGTTGCCGACGTGAAAAAATGGTGCCGATTATTCGGTATCAGCAATTCGTTACTTCGCGGCTTGTTAAATCACGCATCCTCCCTTGGGCGCGATGGCTTTGACGAGATAGCGCAGGCGATAAAAAACGGAGATATGCCACCAGCTATTGACTGGTTTTCCATTCGCCCAACCAGGGTGAAAGCATTCCTTAGCGCGGCGCATTCGGCATCACCATTGGCAGAAATGGTTCAGAGGTTGTCGCTCATATTCACAGACCATACCGCGTTGGGTGATCTGACTCTGGACGAGATGAAAGAAGCCTCCATTCAGTGGGCCGATCAACAAAATGAGGTTAACTCAGACTTCTTGCCAGCATTCAGGAAGACCGTTGGTAAAGCGGATGATGCCCGTGGAATTCTGAAGGCATTTAAGGCATTGCAAAGTCGGGTTAATAAACATGTCGGTGATATCGATGGGGTAACGGCGGAAGGCAGGGATATCCTTAAAGAGCACGGCATAACGCCAGAGTTTATTGATGAGATCAGGACGGATATGCAGCGTGAGGTCGTATCGTCCCTGCAAATCGTAGCCAGAGCGTTGGCAGATGCTAATCCGAAGAGTGCGGCCATTGTTAACCGGGTTATTGGTGATATTGAAGCATCGGAGGGCATGGGGGCGCTGAAACTCTTCCTTTCGCGAGCGTTTAATCCTAACGGCAATATTCTCCCTGGCATTATTGGTGAGGCTAAAAAGTATGTCAGTGAAGAAGAACTTGAGCAGCTTGACCAACTACTTAAGCGATTCTCATATAACCCGCAGACACGCTGGCAAATGAATCAGCGAAGTATGGGTTCGGTCCACGAGAAAGTGTTATCTGCCATGAACAGTGCGATCGCAAACTCATCCGTATCTGAAGAAAAAGCTCTTGAGTGGGCCGACTCTTTTATCACAGAAGAAGTGGAAGAAGCCCGCGCTGGACAGAATGGTGGGATAGACCTGCGCAAGGAACTTGCTGATATTTATCGCCTGACTGGCGGGAAAATATCGACCTTATCAAAGGTAGTTCACCACCAGGGAAGGGCATATGCAAATCTAAATGGTGTTGTTGCTGTCAATTTGAACGATGAAAATGCAAGTGCACTGTGGCACGAGCTGGGTCATCATCTTGAGTACAGTAACCCTGGTTTGTTAGAGAAAGCCCGGTCATTCCTGAAGGCCAATGTTGAAGGGGATAAGCCATCTTTCGTCAATATTGGTGGGCGTGGCAAGCCTGAATGGTGCTTCAGATCTCGATTGAGTAATATTTATATGGCGAAGGTATACCCGCCAGCCTCAGTAAGTAACACCGGGAAAATTCGGCAGAAATCACCGACTATTTCCAAAACGTCAGCAACGGAAGTATTCTCTATGGCTCTTCAGTTGTATCATGACAAAGAGGCCGCTGCCGCATCACTGATGAATGGTGACGGATTGCTGGAACTGTTATTAGGTGTGGCAAAGGAGCTAAATAATGCAGATTAAAATCGCAGCGCCATTAGGTGGAGATGCCATTATCGAATTTGATGATAATGAAGAAGTTTCCGGGCGTTTAAGCATTATCTCCGGTGACATTACCGAGGACATGATCGCTGAAGCCATAGCTGGGGCAAATCCCAATAGCTATATGGGATTCGTTAACACCCTTGATGCTCCCGCAAGTGATGTTCTCCGAACGCTGCATCTTTACGCTGGCTGGTTTGTTGATTGGCCAGCAGTAGATGGTGGCGATGAGGACGACGACGATGATTTTGGTGATCATGTAGACCAGATCGTATATTGAAGAAATCCCGCCAATCGGCGGGATTTTTACCTCACGAGAAGCTTTTTTCTGATGTCAGCCAACAGTGCTCGTGCAAATCTCTTGGTGGTTTTTCGACAAATGCCTCTTCAGCCACATCCTGCCAGGGGATTTGTTTAGCCCATTCAGTTATAGCGTTATGGTTTGCCGAGAATAACGGTATTGTATAGGCCTTCAGCCAGTCTAATGTGCTGGAGTTGTGTTTTTGAGCGTGATGTTTCGCATGGTGTTTGGCGATCACGATCGTAGGCACTACCCATTTACTACCGTCAGTCATTGTGAAGTGCATATTACGGGGAACAGATGACTTTTCCATCAACTCCCGAATCCCGGGGAATTTCCCCAAGATCAATCGGCGATATTCATCGCTATTGCGCCCACCAAACTCTTTGGCTCTGAATTCAAGATATGCTTCAGAAACGAGAGGTGAATCCTCTGTGTTTAGAGTTATCGCCGTGAAAAAACCAGCAGGATTGTTTTTACTATGGGCCAACCGGTGATGCGAATCATAAAAGTACCCTTTCTCGCGTTCCGATGGTTTCGACAGCAACAGCAGGCGCGAGTCATAATTGGTTAAATTGCCAGTTATCACTGCATGAGCGCGATCGCTGATTTCCGCCGAGTTAATAACGATGAAAAGATCGTGCGGTCCAGTAAAACCAGCCAGAGACTCTTCGTTATTCAGACAATAGGTTATATAGACGCATCCCCATGTTTCACTGATATGCACCAACCCTTTGTCAGGGTGTATTCTGAAATAATTGCCAAGAAAAGGGTGTTTTTGGGTAACTCGCTCCCAATAACGGAACATATAGTCAATTATTGTTTTTCGACTATCGTTAATCGCAGGAGAAACAACCACTGTACGGGAACACGAATACAGTATTGTTTGCAGGATGCTAATCACTGCCACAATAGAGGTTTCCCCAATACCATGTGGTGTGGTGGCAGTGACTTTGGCTCCGGTGTTCTTTATCGCGTTAATAATTTTTGCTTGATGAGGTGTTAACTCAATATCAAGCAACTCTTTTGCTGCCAGTTCCCAATTGTCTTTATACCGTTCTATCAGTGCTAACCAGGCAGATTCATTCTGTATACGATTAATCACTTTCCACCTCTTCCGTGGTGTTTTCTTGCAGTTCTGTTAATGCAGCACGACATAGGTTCCGGGCATTGGCTATAGCCACACTTTTGACTTCATCCGTCATCGTGCAGGTAATGTACTGATCGAGTTCTTCAGCGCGGATGATGCTTTTGCCAATCAGAAACTGTATTTGCCATAGCAGATCGGCATCCATAATCAGAATTTCTGCCGGGCCTTCAGGGCCAGCCGGGAAGGAAACATAAGACTGTTTGCCCAGGCCGACAACTCGACAACTTGCTTCAAGAATTGCGCGCTTGAGGTCTGGCTTTATAACGGAAACAGGTTGATTCTCACCAGTGATTACGCCGTTGACATGGAAAGGCATGTAGCTTGAAATACGCTCCACTTTCCACACGCCAGCAAGCGATCCTTCATGCAGCACAATGGGGGTAACCGCGAGTTTCATCTCACCATATAACTGCTGGCAGATAGCTGGATTGCTGAATACATCTAAAGGCTCACATTCAAACAGCGGCGCAATCTGCATGAGGTCCATCATGGTCATCCCTGGGGTGCGAGCAGTAATGAATTTGCGCATACCAGTATCCATTGCGCTCCAGATTGCTACACCATGCTTTTTGCTCACTTCTTCAGTAAAGCCAAGGTGGCACATGATGGTTTTTTCGATAGCCAGATCGGAGATAGAAACCTTTTCGCCAGGTACACCATCATTATTGATGGTCACTTCGACACTCTGGCCATTACGCAGGCGGTATTGAATTGCTTTAGTATTTTGTGCTGCCATAGTCTTTTCTCTGCTTAAAAACTGATGTATTGCGCCTTCAGGTGGGTCAGGAATGTTTTCCCACCAGCGAAAGCAATATCTCGGGGTGTTCTTTTCGTGAAAAGCGCGTTCCATTGCCAACTTTGGCGTTTTTTAGCGAGTTCGTGCTTTTGTTGGCGTTTGGACCACCGCTTTTCTTTCAGTCGTTTTTTACTCATAAACTCTAAAACGGAATATCGTCTTCAAAGTCCATTGGAGGTTCGTTATTGGCGTTGCTCTGAGGTTTACCGCCACCACTGTATTGCTGGTGGTTTTGAGGTTGGTTTGATTGCTCCCAGCCATTTGAGGACTGTGAATCGTCACGGCGAGCGCCGATCATTTGCATGGTGCCGCCCTGGCTGACGATAATTTCCGTCGTGTAACGTTCTACACCGGCGTCATCTGTCCACTTACGGGTTTTAAGTTTCCCTTCGATGTAGACCTGAGAACCTTTTCGTAAATACTCACTCGCAATTTCAGCAAGTTTTCCGAACAAAACGACTTTATGCCATTCTGTTTGCTCTTTCTGTTGGCCCGTTTGCTTGTCGCGCCATGATTCATTCGTTGCGATGCTAAGTCTTCCGACCGCTCCGCCATTTGGTATATACCTGATCTCCGGGTCTTGCCCCAGGGTACCAATCAGGATGACTTTGTTTACACCGCGTTGTGCCACTTATCTTACCTAATAAAATAAATCAACTAGAGCAATAATGTATATCTTTGAAACGTAGCTAACAAGTGATTTGCATTATCCTGTGCCTTCTAAAGGGATCGAGTCAGTCGGTATTGGCTGTGAATGGGTGTTTGTCCTGGAGCGTAAAAAATTCGCTTATGAGGTCTTTATGAAGGGAAAAACAGCCGCAGGAGGCGGTGCAATTTGCGCTATCGCGATGATGATTACCATCGTGATGGGTAATGGCAATGTGCGAACCAACCAGGCGGGGCTTGAGCTTATCGGAAACGCTGAAGGTTGCCGACGTGATCCATACAAGTGCCCGGCGGGTGTATGGACTGACGGGATTGGTAATACACACGGGGTAACGCCAGGCGCGCGAAAAACCGACCAGCAAATCGCCGCTGATTGGGAAAAGAATATCCTGATCGCTGAACGCTGTATTAACCAGCACTTCCGGGGCAAAGACATGCCCGATAATGCCTTCAGCGCAATGACAAGCGCGGCATTCAATATGGGATGCAATAGTTTACGGACCTACTACAGCAAAGCGCGAGGCATGCGAGTCGAAACGTCCATCCACAAGTGGGCGCAGAAAGGGGAATGGGTGAATATGTGTAACCATCTCCCTGATTTTGTGAACAGTAACGGCGTCCCCCTGCCCGGGTTAAAGATTCGCCGTGAAGAAGAACGCCAGCTTTGCCTGACGGGGCTTGTCAATGAATAAACTCCGGCAGCTCCGCCGACTTTCGACAATGAAGTTATCGCTGGCGGCGATAGTTTTTGACTCGATTTTCATGGCGGTATATGTGCTCAATGAGACGTGGCCACTGGAACCGCTATTATATGCCGGGCTTCGGCTGTGCCTGACATTTTTGAGCATGGCTGCAAGATTGATGCAGCAGAAAGAAACCGCTTCAGATTGCCCACGTCGCGCGGTGCGCAAATATATGGCACGCAGACGAAGGCGATAATAGTTAACGATAACCCCGGCAGCCGCCGGGGTTATTTTTGGTGGTTATTTAAACGGATTGATTGAATTATTAAACGTGATGATGCTTGTCTCACGCGGTGCCTGGACGTTAGCCGCTTGCGGAACCTCCTTAATTTTCTTGGTGACAGGCAAGTTGCGTGCTCCAACTTTGATCAGAGATTCGAAAAGTGTGGCAACGATTTTTGCATCACCAGGTTCTTTGAGGCGGAATGCGTCTTTTTGGGCTGCGGAGACGAAGATTGGGAGGTTATCCAGTTCGTCTTGCATCGCTGCCAGCACATCGTCGCGGATACCCGCTGTTTTCTCCAGCAAAGCGATTCGCGCTTCAGCATCTGCGATCTTGGCCATTGCTTCGAGGTGGCGGCCCTGGCTTTCGAGTAGTGCGGTTTCCAGTTCTGCCGTACGCTCTGTCGCCTCCACCATCATTTCCAGTTCAGCCATTTTGCCGTAATGGGATATAACTGCCTGCACTGACTCGTCGGAGTACCCATGCGCCGCCAGGGACTCTGCCAGTAGAGATTTAGAATCCGCGCTTTCAAACATTCCGGCGCTGGCAGGATGATCCAGACTGATATAGTTCGGCGTTGTCACATAATCCACACCATGGAAGCTGGTGGTTACAGCGATTTTCCCGGACTCACGCCCGCCAGTGGCCCAGCTCCAGCCACCAGCTCGGCTTTCGATCATCGCGGCGACAATTTTACCCGGCTCTGTGTTAAGAATTTCCTGTGTATGGGTAACGATGCCGTTGTCGTCAACAGATATAGCCACTGTGCGGCACGCTGGAACATTGTCGATTACGACCGGGCGACCTTCCACCATGATCACGCTGGTTTCTGGTACTTCCAGTTTGCCAGTCAGCTGTCGGCGACCGTGACCGTAATAGCCGAAAAGCTCTCCAAGGCGTAAACCTTCCTGAGTTTCCTTGCTTTCAAGCATGGTCTTGACCGCGCTTAATACATACTGTCGCCCGTTCTGGCGACCTTTTCGAGCATTGCTATAGAGACAAAAGCGGTCAGTGACCGTTTTCAAAACATCAGTCATTATCGTTTCCCTCTTTAAAGACCGATTCAAGGATTTGCGCCAGTTCCTGTGGCGGTGTTTTGATGATGGAATCCATCAGGTGATCGTCGTCCTCGCTTTTCGCTTTCAGTTCGTTCACTAGTGCTTCAGAGATTTTTTCGTCAATCTCCAGCACATCGCTGAACAGGTAACGTTTGAATGCATCGGAATTGGCGAGGACGCTGTTATTGCTGACGGCATCGAGGATTTGCGTAACGATGGTGGCGTAGTTCGCCTGCGAGTCGCGGTTATCGTTGTGCTCTTGTTGCAGAGCGGTATTAACGGAGTGGAATTCGATTTTGTACGGGCGATCACCTTCCGGGTATACCTTGCCGTACTTGAAAGCAAGATGAATATCGATAGCCCGCTGAATGAACTCTTCTACGCCCTGTTGGATCCATGAGGCGCGCATGGCGGCCTGAATTGCCGTGCGCAGGAATCCACCTTCACCAAGTCCGCCGGACATTTGATCTGCCCACCCCAGGAGGGTGTAATCGAGGCCAAGTGCTGCCGCCAGTTGGCGCATATAGGTGAGAATGTCTTCAATGCCGTTGATGTCAGCCTGGATGGTCTGAGTATCAATAGTCATCTGTCCCTTGCCGTCGCCCATAATAGGCAGCAGGGTATTGGTCACCGTAGGCATGTTATTCGCGCCGCGTGCACGCTTTTCCATCAGGTCAGCTGCTCGTTTAAGCGTCTGAGTAATGGTGCGTGAATAATCGGCTGCTTTTACCGGATCCAGACTATTCATCGCCAGACCGATGATTCGGTCAATTTTCGACGCATTAAAACGCGTTGCCTTCAGCGAGCGGATCGCCGAACGCAGGTTCATGTACGGCTCGTAGGCGTATTCGAGCAAGCTGGTCCCGTAATTCTGGGTTTCAATCGGCGTGCGCTCTTCCGGATTATCCAGCAGGCTGTAAGCCTTATGGCCAGTGTGCACAGGCATAAGGTTTGACTTAGGCCGCCAGTAGGGGATTTTCATAGGGATAATGGTCCACGGATCGGCGAAAACCATTTTCCCTGACGCGTCCTTCAGATAATCGCCGCTAAATCCCGCCAGGTTGCCGCTGACCTCGAACTCTTTGATGAAGCTCGGAAGGGTGTAATAGGAGCACTCAAAAGACGTGATCCCTATTCCTTCTTTGGCGTATGGCCTGACATAAGCCACCCCAAATACAGACATGATAAATGCCCACCCGGCGACCTCTTTGTTGATGGTTCGCCCGACGTCGTTCATCAGCTCGTCACACAACGCCTGCGCGGCGTCATAGTCACTATCGTTTCCGTTATGTACCGGCACGATAGAAAAGGTTTGTCCGGTCTTCTTATCGAAAGAGAGCGCGTGCGTAATATGGATGTTCAGCGCGGTGGCGATCGTGCTGTAAACCGCCATCTCTTCGAGTAGCGGATAGCGTTGCAAGCGGTCTTCCGGCAGTTGAACTTCATCAAAGATAAAGCGACTTCCGTCCACCAGCCCATCGCCAGCCATGCCACTATCGCCCGGTTTGCCGCCTAAGAAGCCGGACAGTTGTACCGGTGCCCCTGCGCGAGAAAACAAATACCCACTTCCGCCGTGCACAGCCAGCGCGGACAGGAGGATGTTGTCCCGTTCTCCGTTGTCTTTAAAAACCCCCGCCAGCGCCTTCCTGACCGAGGATAGCGTGATTTTATTGTCTGCCAAGATTGCACCTTAATTAGAATAATTCGCATCGTGTTTGAACGGAATTTAACACTAGTCACTTGTTAAGGATTACCAATGAACAAGCTATCTATGGGGGTGTTTCGCTGTTCAAGTGTCAGCGAAATATTGAAATACATTAGGGCAATAACATCTCACCGAGCGCCGATTAGATACGGCGTGGAAAAGGTGGAAGGCAAAAGCTATGACCGACTGCGCCGGGAGGCGAATCAGAAGGCGATAGATTTGCTTAATTCACTGGTGGACGGCGCGACACTGACAGATGAACAGCGCCAGATCCTGGCTGGGTACACCGGTGAAGGCGGCATTGGCGGGTCCGTCTCCGAATATTACACACCAAAGCCTATCGCTGAAGGCGTCTGGGAGATCATGAAGCTCTATGGCGCGGACGTAGGTAACACTCTGGAACCATCGGCGGGCACCGGCGTTTTTAATGAGACAAAACCGGTTGGTACGGTGATGACCGCGACTGAGATCAGCAGTGTTTCCGGTCGTATAAACCAGCTGTTACATCCGGAAGACAGCGTACAGATTTCCCCGTTCGAACAGCTGGCTATAAGCACACCTAACGATTCATTCGACCATGTTGTGGGTAACGTTCCGTTCGGCGGTCGTGATAACACACGCAACATCGATAAGCCTTACGCAGAAGAAACGGATATGGGGTCTTACTTCATGCTCCGCATGCTGGACAAGATAAAGCCAGGCGGATTCATGTGTGTGATTGTGCCGCCGTCCATTGTTTCAGGTTCAAACATGAAGCGGTTGCGCCTGCGCCTATCCCGTAAAGCTGAATTTCTTGGTGCCCACCGCTTGCCTACCGGTACTTTTGACGCAAACGGGACCAGTACGGTCGTTGATGTGGTGCTGATGCGCAAGCATCCGGCAGAGATGGCTGAGAAAATCCCCCTGGTGGATGAAAGCACTCTTGAATCGGCAAATGTGATTTGGCCAACGTTTATTTCTGGCAAGTGGTTTGAAAAGGACGGCCGCCGGTTTGTTCATGGTACCCAGGAAAAGGGCTTCCAGGGGCGTATTGAGGTTCGTGCCGACGGGCAGATTGATAACCAGGCTCTTAAAGCGAAGCTGATTCATCGTTTCGAAAGTCGTATCGACTGGTCTTTGCTCGATATGGCTGAACCGTCACCGACCGCAGACGTTGTTGATGAGGGGGAAATGCGCCTGATTAATGGCGTATGGCAAAAATATGCTGGTGGTCGCTGGATTGAATCTGATGCCGGGAAGGAGCTGAAGATTGATGTTGCCAGTTATGGCGCGGACAGCTGGGAGGCTCTTCAGCGTAACCTGACTACAACAGAAGGCCGTCTCGGTATGACATTTACCCAGATGGCAAATGTCCGCGATAAGTACACCACATCAATCAGCGACGATATGGTGCAGCTGGTGGACTGGATTAACAGCCAGCCTGAAAAATACCGTGAACGCTTGTATCGCGGGGCGATGATTGGCCGGATGTTAATTGAATATCAGGACATGAAGGCCGCCGGGCATAGTGCTGAACAAATCGAACAGCAGCGCCTTTCTCTGGTATCCCGTTTGCAGGCAGAGATTGACCGTTTTGGTAACCCCGGTCGCGGTCCGATAGCGAAATTATCGGGGAGCGGTGCGCGCGCCTGGTTTGCTTTCCGTGGTGCAATTAAGCTGGATGGCACTATTTCTGACGAGCTGACAGGAAAACTGGTTACGCATGATTCCAGCGCCAGTTATGACTCCACCAGCTATCAGGACACCCTGCGTTATCTCTACAGTGATCTCACTCGCGATCCAATCCAGCTCGATGATTTCCGCCTTGCGTTTACCGGCGAACTGCCAGCCAGTGATGACGAGTTGCTTAATTTATTGGCCAGCACCCCTGGCATTGCGGTTTCACCGTATGGCGGGATTGTTCCGTTCGCCCGCGCCACCAGCGGCGACATTAACGAGATAGTGGCTCCAAAACAGGAATTCCTCGCCACGCTCCCCGACGGTCCAGTAAAGAACAACGTCCTTAATCAGCTGGCAGCGATCGAAGAGAAGCGCATCAAGACGCCAGCAGAGAATATCCGGTTTAAGCTCAATAGCCGTTGGTTCGACCGTTCCGTCATTCTGGAGTTTTTGCAGGAAAACGGCTATCCGGATCTGCGCTATGTGCAGTCAGTGCAGTTGGAAGGCGACGAAATGGTTTCTGACACCTATCACGGTGGTGATGGCCTGTTCGTCGGGCACCGATACGGTGTCGTCCAGCGCAAGGATAAAGAAACAGGCGAGATCCGCTACGAGTGGGACCGTAAATCAGGTGAAAACGCGACCGGGTTCCCGGCACAGCTGGAAAAGTATCTCAATGGTGCGCGTATCGGTGGCAAAGATAGCGCGACGGCGAACGGCTACCGCGAGCAGATGGCACTGCTTGAGGACCAGTTCAATAAGTGGATCAAGACGCACGATCGCTACGATGAACTGGTTGCCAAATACAACGATGTGTTCAATAGCAATATCCCGTATGAACACTCTGGCGATCCGCTTGGGTTGAAGGGATTAAGCGGTAAGCGCCAGCCATTTGATTACCAGAATAGCGAGGTACGCCGACTGTCCGAAGATGGGCGCGGCATCCTGGGCTTCGGCACCGGGCTGGGTAAAACGACGACCGCGCTGGCGCTTGAGGCGTTCAACTATGAGAATGGCCGATCAACCAGAACTTTGTATGTAGTACCTAAATCAGTGCTGGAAAACTGGTATTACGAGGCAAAAGAGTTCCTGAGTGAAGAGGCATTCAGTAACTACCTGTTTGTCGGTCTTGATGTGCTGATGGATGGCGATCAGATTCGCCAGGTGCCGGTACTCGATGAGAACGGTAAACCTGTCGTTGGTGCAGATGGCACTCCCGTTATGCGCGATGCCCTTAAGCTGGCTGATGAAGCCACTATCACGGCGCGGATAAACGCTATCCCGCACTCAAATTACCGTGCTGTAGTGCTCACCAAAGAACAATACTTCCGCCTTCCTCTACGCGATGAAACCGTAGATGAGCATGCTCAAGATATGCTTTTGGACTTTGTTGCCGCCGGGCGTGTAGCCAGCGCAATGGACTCCGACTCCCACCGCAAAGAGGCCGCGCGTCGCCGTATATTGTCGGAGTATTCAGATACCGGCACCGAAAAATCAGATAAGTATCCGTACTTTGAGGATATGGGCTTCGATAGCGTGATCGTTGACGAAGGCCACAACTACCGCAATAGCTATAAAAATGGTCGCGAAGCGTCACAGTTGGCCTATCTGCCCACCAGCGCGGTGGCGCAATCGGCGCGAGATATGGCAATCAAAAACGCGTACCTGATGAAAAAGAATGGCGGGCGCGGACCGGTTCTCCTGACTGCAACGCCAGTCGTTAACACCCCGATCGATGCATACAACATGCTTTCTCATGCTCTGCCGAAGGAATACTGGCAGAAGATGGGGATCTACAGTCCTGATGACTTCGTTAAATTCTTCGGCAAGACCAGGCTGGAAACGGTACAGAAAATCAGCGGTGAAGTTGAAGAAAAAATGGCGCTGGTGGGCTTTGAAAACCTTGATGCGCTGCGCGGTATATTCCATCGCTGGGTAACGCTTAAAACGGCGGAAGACGTTAAGGATACCGTGGAGATCCCGGAGCTGGACGAACACCAGCAGGATGCACCACTTACTGAAGAACAACTGGCGGCGTATGAAGAATTACGTCAGCAGGCGGAAGCGGCAGCAAAAGCCAACAATGGCGTAACGACCTCGGTCAATGAAGACGGCGTGATTGAGCACGAGAAAGCCCGTCCGATCTTCTCAATAATCAGGGATATGGACCGCGTATGTACTGACATGGACCTGTACTATCGCCGGATCACCTATCGTTTCCTGCCGGAGTACGCCGATGCGGTGCAGCAGCTGGCGGACAGTTTGCCTAAACAAGCCACCAGCGAAGACGACGACAGTGATGATTCAATCACGCAGCAATCGCAATACTCCCTGATAGATAAGGGCGAGTTTATTCAGTTGCAGGTTCCGGAAGCGTTCGAGCAGGAAGTGAATAAGCGCCTGGCCAGGTTTGGCATTGACGAACAGACCGTAACTCACCCCGTTACGCCGAAATACGCGAAGCTGATCGCCACGCTGAAGGAGTTTTTCCCGGAAGGGAAGCAAATCATCTTCACCGACGAAAAAACGCAGCACCAGAAGCTCAAACGCATTATCTGCAATGCTCTTAACCTTGAACCTTCAAAGGTAGGGATCCTGAATGCTCAGACGGTTGCCGAGGCAGGTAAAACCGGTAAGAAACTGAAAGCGGTTAAACCGCCGAAAGAGTTACCGGATGAACCAACAGATGCACAGATAGCGAAATACAACGAGCAAATGGCTCTGTATGACGCCTATATCGCGCAGCAAAATGAAATGTCGTTGGGCGGTCTGGAAAAGATTGCAGCAGACTTCCAGGAGGGCCGGACTCCGATCATCATCTGCAACAAAAAGGCAGAGGTGGGTATCAACCTGCATCGAGGAACGACTGACATCCATCATCTGACGTTGCCGTGGACTCCAGCCAGTATCGCACAACGTAACGGTCGCGGTGCCCGAGTTGGCTCCAACCGTGCAAGCGTTCGCGTTCACTACTACTGCGGCAAGGGTTCTTTCGATGAATACCGACTGAAGACGCTGAAGCGTAAAGCAGGCTGGATCTCCGATATCCTCCGTTCAGATAAGTCAGAAATGGAGAACGCCGACGCCAACGATATGATCGAAATGCAGATGTATACCGCTAAGGATGATGGCGAACGTCTGGCAATGATGCAGGTTCAAATGGATAAGGCGAAAGCCGCGCAACGCGCTCGCCAGAAAGAACAGGCTACTATCGACCTTCAGAACTACATCAAGGCGCAGCACGCAGCTGGCGAGGATGTGGAGGTACTTACCGCTGAATTAGAGCGAAGCAAAGCGGAACTTGAAAAGACCACCGCCGAGGTAGCTAAATTCAAACAGGCGGTAAAGGCCAAAGCAGCTGATAACGCAGACTGGAAAGCCCGCTGGGGTAGCGTCCATCACACAGACCGTACGTTGTTAGCACAGTATCGCGCGTCGTTGAAAAGTGCCATTCAGCGCAAGGCTAATATCTCTCAAGCCATCTCCCGCTATGAGAAATTATTGAACCGTACTCAGAAGGCCGCGACGGATATCAAACGCCTGCGCCCGCTGGTGGAGGATGCAATAAATAAAGGCATTCTGGATGTTGATCCTGACCTGGTTAATCATGCGAGTGAGTTCCTTGTTATCGGCGATCGCTCATGGCGTGTAGGCCAATACTACGATTGTGCCGGTGATATCGTTCGCATTAAGTCGCTGGACTTCGACAGCCAGCGCGCAGACGTGGAGATCATCTTTACCTTCAAAGGCACCAAATCGGGTAACTGGGATGTGAAGACGCTGGATAAACAGGTTGATGTAACTCCCGATGAAGATGCTGTTATGCAGAAAATCAGTGGCGGCGTCTCCATCGCCGGGATTAACGACATCATTTCCTGTGACGATTTCTACCGTTTCCAGCAGCGCGGCATGATCAAAATCACTGACTCATACGGCGTTCAGACTACAGAGTCAGGCTATAGCATTGATTTTGTTGGTACCTATACGGACCCACTGAAGCATGCGGTTTACCCGGATCGCCGTGACGGCGCGCTGAAGTCGTCAATTGCAAAATGGGTGCTTAGTATGATGTCGGAAGGGAATAACCGCCAGATCCGTTCGGCAGAAACATTCCTGGTTGAACTGTTTGGCTCCAATTATGGCGATGTAATCGCGTCATACGGAGATACGCTATCCCCTGAAGCAATTCAGGAGAAAATAGCGGATGCGATCGCCAGAATGCCGGAAAAAACAAGCCAGGGGGCTACTCGTAACGGGGATTCTGAACTTGAAGTCACCAATGCCATTTTCGGTACCAATGAGTTCCGGGCGTCAGATTATGAGATCACCACAGCACAGTTTGGCACCATTGGCATTTACAGTAATAAAGACGAGATCAAGCAGGCAATGGACGCAGCAAGTGCGCGCATTGCAGCAGAACGGAAAGCCAATCTGAATCATGCAGTCGCCGCGCTGACTCAATCGTGGGTAACAGCAATCAGGGAGGCCGCCACCACAGGAAAAATCACACCGGCAATTGCGGATGTCGTAAACGACGGCTCTAAATTTATGGATGCCTATAAAATGGATGCGGTGCAGTTGCCATCAGCCTATGGCCAACTCAGCTATCGCATGACCTACAACCTGGTATCAATGTTTACTGACCTTGCCATCCTTGGGCTGGTGGACCTTAACGAGGTTACGCCGGAATTACTCAGCATGCGCAAGAATCATGTGGAGATATTGCACAGAATTAACACGGTACTTTCCGGGCGCACCGATGAAGAGAAACAGGCAGACGCTGATCGGATAAACCTGGCCCTTGGCAACATCTCGGAGGAAGAAATTGCCGCCAGAAACGAGAAACAAGAAGAGTTATCATCAATACAGGGTGATGCCACCAGCATAGCTCAGTCTCTTGGTCTGAATTATCGCGTATCCACCGCCGACCTGAAGATGATGTACGCACCAAAATTCGCCGCTGGCGAGGTATTTGGGCTTCAGGAGGCGTCCGGCATGAAAGGCATTCTTTTCCGTGCGAAAGACGCAATCAAGGCGAAATTCGGCGCTCGCTGGCTGCCAGCGAAGGCAAAGAACAGCGATTTCCCGGGTAACTGGTGGATTATCGAGACAAAACACAACGTGGCGGACGTTCTGGCCGTCATCCAACAATACGCATAACAGGAGCGCCCGGTTCGCCGGGCGTCGCATAATATGGCCACACTATCTGATACAATAAAACCGAATAAAACATATCTTGAGGCGGTACTGCGTACGGCGTTGTTAGGAAAGACAGAAGACGAATACGTTGATTTCTTCCTGTCAGGGCTACGCGGGCGATTACTGAAAAATCCCCGCCTGTACCGCAGCTATGGTCCATACTGGCCGGAAATTAAAAAATTATTACTGGAGCGCGGTTATGGTAATTTCGGTCGTCTCGTTGACCGTGACGTTCGCAAAATTTACCGTTATGACCGCCCGGCGCTAACACTCATAGCCGCGACGCTCTACAGCCAGGAGCGTTTTGATAATGGTCAGATATACTCAGCCTGGCATTTACTGCCAGTGCCTGAAGAAGTTGACGACCAGGACTATGAGTTTGAGTCTTACGATTTGGAAGTTGAAGCCTTGGCACAGGCTGGAGAGAAAACTTGAAAAAGCGATACTACACAGTAAAGCATGGGACGCTACGAGCATTACAAGAGTTTGCTGACAAGCATAACGTTGAGGTGCGCAGGGAAGGGGGAAGTAAAGCTCTGCGCATGTACCGCCCGGACGGGAAATGGCGGACGGTCGTCGATTTCAAAACTAACAGTGTTCCCCAAGGTGTCCGCGATCGGGCATTCGAAGAATGGGAGCAGATCATCATAGATAACGCATTGCTTCTGAATGCTGATTGATTTCTTATTAGGCCACTTTATTTTTTAGAGTGGCCTAAATTACTTATAATTAGGATGTGATATGAATGTTTTTATTGATACAAATCTATATTTGGAATTTTATCGAATGGGTAAGGATAAACTAGATGAGCTAGATAAAGTATTTGCCTTACATCAATATGGTCGTTTAAAACTTTGGTTGCCAGAACTTTTAGTGAATGAGTTCTGGAGAAATCGTTCTAAAGTTCTCTCTGAAACCATAAAGGAAATTGCAAAAGACTACAAGCCCGCGCTACCACAGATTTTCAGGCAGCATGAAAAACATTCACTATTTAATGATAAGGTTATAGAAGCTAGTCGGCTAAAGAATGAAATTATTACCGATATACAGAACTTATTTAAAGAAGAGTCTTTAGCTGCCGATGTTGTAATTAAAAGGATTTTTGATGCAGCGTCTAAGATAGAGGCTGATGATGAAACAATAGAAAAAGGGAAACGCCGATTCGATCTTGGCAACCCTCCGGGTAAAAATAAATCATATGGTGATGCAGTCAATTGGGAGTGTTTGCTAAAGGCGATACCAAACGGAGAGGATATATACATTATAACTGAAGATGGTGATTATAAAAGTGCCTTTATAAAGGATGATATGAATGAGTATTTGAAGTACGAGTGGAAAAAGAAGAAAGATTCAGAACCACATATCTATGCCCGCTTATCAGAGTTTATAGGTGAGCACTTTCCTCAAGCCAGTAACTTAGCGGAAATGGAAGTTAATTTCACTATAGATGAATTACGCCGCTCAGGCAGTTTTGCCACAACACATCGAGTTGTAGCAAAGTTATTAAAATTCAATCATTTTACACAAGAGCAAATCCTAAAAATAATCGATATCTATTTTAATAATGATCAGGTTGGCTTCATTAAAGATGATGATGACGTAAAACTACTCGCCAGAAGACTAATATCACTTGGTGACGAGGATAAAGATCCTGAAGGGATGCTTGAGCCATTCCGTGTATTTATTGATTAATTAATGTAATGGGCGTGGGCGCATAGTTAGCGCCCAAGAAGTTTAAAGATAATTATCTCTGCCGGTTAATGAACCTTGAGGCACTTTCCGTGCGGTCATTTCATGAGTAGCTTGAATTATATTCACAAGGGAGCTTAGTAACGACGGTTCTTGGCGGGCATCAATTTCTCCAACCATTGCCCTGATGTAGTCGGCGCTGGCAACGTTGTTGTATTCCGTCGCAAAGCAACATAGTAACGTCAGAACATGCTCTGTCGTTATTTCGCTCCAGTTGATGTTGAAAAATTCATCGCCTTTTTTATCGTGTTCGGAATCGAAGATGCTTTGGTGGAGAATGTATTTGCCGGATTCCTTGCGCGGTAACTTGATTGCTTTCTGGCGTTCCAGCTCCTTATAAATCTGCATTGCCTCAATTAGTACCGGCCTGCCGTTCATGAAGGGATCGCGCAACCTTACACGCTGGCCAACTCGACCAGTAATAAAGCTGTTTTCCTCTTCCACCAGCACGATAAAACCCTTTTCCTCTTTTTCTCGCAATTCGCGCAGCAGCTGGAGTTCCATATCGCGGCGGCGTTCAGGGTAGCTGGTCCGCTCAGCCATTATCAGCTCGTTATTGATCCATGCAGCAGTCATTGACGCCGGTTTGCCGACGCTCATCGACACAACGCATATTTTCTTATCCATAGCGCCCCTACAAAAAAGAAAAGCCACCAGCGGCGGCTTAGCAATACAACTGAAGGTAGCGCCCGGTACTCAGACTGTGCCGTCCATGGAATATTTGAAAAGGGATCCATCCGTACCGGGCATGTGATGATTCTGACTGAAGTCACTTGTCAGTTGTCAATTATTTCAGATTAAAAATAATATATTTATTAGTGCATGATGTTTGCCATCTCATAGGCGTCAGCCAGCAACTCCATCTCTGACTTGTTCAGCAAGGTGAATTCTTTCTTGCCTCCAACCACACCATCGGCATGAACAGGTACCAGCCAGGGGTATTTTTCTCTTACTTCAGCCGGTGCTGCATGCTGGTGGTGCCATCTACAAAGGGGCAATTGCTTTTTGTGACAACCCGGCGCGGTACGACCGGAGATATGGTGCAGAGATACCTCTTCAGATATTACTCCATGCATGTAGCAGGCAATGCAGGGGAGAGCGCCAAGAGCATTGGCGATGCTCCGTTCCTCCGCTGTCGATGTTCGCCCCTTCAAGCCACGAGATTTTATCTTTACCGCACTTTTCCGCGTTTTGCTGGCTGGTGGGCGCTCTTTCTGTTTAGCGATACGGCGGTCGATAGAATCCCGCATTTTCTGATATTGCGATTCTCGCCAGGCGGGGTCAGCCAACTTTTCCCGTTGCCGAGCGATCGCTCGTTCTCTGGCTGCCTTCTGCCACTCGCGGCGCTGTTCAAGTTTTTGTTCGATTGTTTTCATATGGCAAAAAAAAGGCGGCCTAATGGCCGCCAATGATGTCAAGGAGTTAAGTAATGGCAACGTCTTCGTAGTTGACAAAAACTGCGGCTTAATTATAGCAATCAATTAGAGCAATGGTAGATATTTTGTTAATCGCGAATCACATTTTTTCACTTCAGTACCTGTGTGCTATACTCCTTCTTGATTGATTGGATGCGGAATACAAACCCGCTCTTTTGTGCAGCCTGGCTCCTTGCCAGGCTTTTTTTATTTCATCATGGAAGCTGTTAACGCTTTGGATCTTGCTGAACTGATTGAAAGGGCATTGTTTACCTTACCCAGGAGTTCGCCAAATTCCACCATCACTCTAGTAAGCCCGCGCCGCGCTTCCTCCTCCGTTGCATTCATCACAAAATGTTCAGCACTCCGCATACTTTTAACGGGGAACGCAACAGATATCGAGTCGATATCAGGCATCCTATCGCTCAACTTTACGGTGACAATGACAGATGGTGACTGAATTTGAGAGCTTACAGACAGCACCACATATTTTCCGTCTATTTTGAAATCCTTCCGCATGTGTCACCATAAATATCAAATGATTAGAACAATCAAGCGCAAATGAACGGCTAATCGCCATCTTCCAGCAGGCGCACCATTGCCCCCGTTTCACTATCCAGGTTACGGATATAGTTCATGACAATATTTACGTTGGTCCAGCCACCAGCTTGCATGATCTCCGGTATTGAAACTCCGGCGCGGGCCATATCTCGCGCGGCTCCGACACGGGCACTGTGTCCAGACCAGGCCAGGTATCTCTGACCAGAGTCATCCTTAGCGCCGTAAATCAATCGATGAGTTGCTTCAAAAATCCCTTCCAGGGCGCGAGTTGATAGCTGGCTGGTGGCAGATGGCGCGGCAACACCATTTTTTCTGACACGGCAAAACAAGTAGTTATTCGGATCATCAGCCACACCAGAGACAGAAATCCATCGCTCGACCAGTTTAGTTACCCCCAGGCTAAGTGCCTTCTCTACACCTGCGGTGCTAACCAGCGTTTTCGTTCTGCCAATATGGATTAACATTCTCCCACCGTCAGTACGTGAGATATCTTTAACCCTGATCCTGGCAATTTCGGCTATACGTAATAGGGTGTTATAAGCAATCCCCAGAAATGCCAGATTACGTATATCCTGGCAGCGATCGCTATTTTCCATGAGTGAACGAACCTGGTCGAAATCAGTGCGTTCGAACGCCAGTGCCTGTTTTGCACGTTCACCGGCATCAACGTTTTCTTTTCGGATCCGTCGCATGACCAGTGAAACAGCATTACTGTCACTTGGTCGTGGCAGCCCGGACCGACGATGAAGCATGTTTAGCTGGCCCAAATGTTGCTGGATAGTTTTTACTGCCAGACCGCGCGCCTGAAGATATAGAAGATAATCGCGAACATCTTCAGGTTCTGCGGGAAACCATTTCCGGTTATTCAACTTGCACCATGCCGCCCACGATCGGCAAACGGACAGAAGCATTTTCCAGGTATGCTCAGAAAACGCCTGGCGATCCCTGAACATGTCCATCAGGTTCTTGCGAACCTCATCACTCGTTGCATCGACCGGTAATGCAGGCAAATTTTGGTGTACGGTCAGTAAATTGGACATTTAACACTCAGATAATGGTTTTAAGTAAAGTGTACAGGATCGGCTCTGCCTTTACCTGTTTATGGTTCTCGTCATAGAAACGCCAGCGACCGCGCGTGCGTTCTATTTTCTCTTCACCGCGCGATAATGACAGTTGACAACTATCACGATCAAACCCTTTTGCCCGCCAGTAACCACGGTTTTTCTCAAGCTCAAGATGAGTGGACACTTTGGCAGCTGAATATCCCATTTTTCACCTCTGATTGATTGGTGGTGCTAAGTGCGCTACGCGAAATCTGTAGGACTAACACCGCCAACATTTCGCAGATTTTACGTAGCGCTACCTTGATCAAATGATCAAGTGATCACTATTTGACCTGATAAGGTATTGAACTGTATGGATTTACAGGTAAATTGATCATGTTCAATAACCCTTAAGATAACTTCGTATAATGTATGCTATACGAAGTTATTAGGTCTGAAGAGGAGTTTACGTCCAGCTGCGCATAAAAATCAAGAATTATTAGAGCAATAAATTTTGAGAGAAAAATCCCACTCCACCAGCCAAAAACTGGATTGTTTTTCATAGTTGTTTGACAATTGCTCTAATAAATTATAGTTTTGCCGCCGTTTCGTAATACGACTTTGGATTCACTATTTAATGTGTCTTCAGCGTTGTAGAGCGGCTCAGAAGGAAATGAGCAAACAGGGAAACCTTATACAACGGCATTACAGCTATGCATTGCTCATCTTACACACAGCGCAATGTTGTTAGATTACCCCAGCATGGAACATGGGTGAAACAGTAGGTCAGAGCTTCAGGCTCTGTGTTGTCAATACAGTGAGGCATAATTATGGCTTTCATTCCACCAACCATCGACGACGTTAGACATTGCTCTAACGCTTTATCTGTAGACCCCGCCGAAACCGACGCTGCCCGCGCCATTGCTGAACACTACTCAAAGATATCCAATCAGGAGTACCGCATCACTCAAGACGACCTGGATGATCTCACTGACACAATCGAATATCTCATGGCCACTAACCAGCCAGACTCACAATAAATGCACTAATAAATCTATTATTTTCGTTGGATCCTTCTATAATGGTGGCCAACAACTCCCAGTGTAATCCGCTGTTAGTTGTTGGCCATGTCAATTCTGGAGGAGGATCAATGATAAATTATGTCTACGGCGAACAACTGTACCAGGAGTTCGTCAGCTTCAGGGATCTCTTTCTAAAAAAAGCTGTTGCACGCGCCCAACACGTTGATGCCGCCAGCGACGGTCGTCCTGTACGCCCGGTTGTCGTTCTGCCGTTCAAAGAAACTGACAGCATTCAGGCTGAAATTGATAAATGGACTTTAATGGCGCGGGAACTGGAACAGTACCCAGACCTCAATATCCCAAAGACTATTTTATATCCAGTGCCTAACATCCTTCGCGGTGTGCGTAAGGTTACGACTTATCAGACAGAAGCTGTGAACAGCGTCAACATGACCGCTGGCCGCATTATTCATCTGATTGATAAGGACATTCGCATCCAGAAAAGCGCAGGGATCAATGAGCACAGTGCGAAATACATAGAGAACCTGGAAGCAACAAAAGAGCTAATGAAGCAGTACCCGGAGGATGAAAAATTCCGTATGCGCGTACACGGCTTTAGCGAAACAATGCTGCGCGTCCATTACATTTCTAGTAGCCCTAACTACAATGATGGTAAATCAGTTAGTTACCATGTGCCGCTATGTGGTGTGTTTATCTGCGATGAAACTCTCCGTGATGGAATTATCATCAACGGTGAATTCGAGAAAGCAAAATTTAGCCTTTATGACTCTATAGAACCGATCATCTGCGACCGCTGGCCGCAGGCAAAAATATATCGCCTGGCAGATATTGAAAATGTAAAAAAACAAATTGCCATCACTCGCGAAGAGAAAAAGGTCAAATCAGCCGCATCAGTTACGCGCAGCCGTAAAACCAAGAAGGGGCAGCCAGTAAACGACAACCCCGAAAGCGCGCAATAAATTATGCCCGGCATCAACCGGGCATTCTTCCATTATTCAGCCGCCACCGGTTTTAACAAGCCAGCATCGAGCAGTTTACGCGTCAACCACTGCTGGCCTTTACCCGTTAATTGAGGCGTCAACCGTATCTGGTAGCCATCTTCATCATCCAGCACCACTTCTTTCACCGTGAAATACCCCGCGTTGATGTACTGCTGGAACGGCACATTTTTACGTCCACCGGACGCTATCAGGATGCCGTTCTCCCGTAACCAGGCAAACAGCGCATTTTGCTTAAGTCCAACAACCTTTGCAAAATTCCCAATCAGGATCCCTTTAGCTACTGATACCCGGTCGGCAAAATCGACTTTAGGAGCGGCGGCCACCAGCTGCTGATTTAGCTGGTGGGCTTTCTGTTCCAGAAGCTGCTTTTGTTCAGCCAGTTCGGCAGCCAGGCGCAGAGCTTCTGGAAGCGTCTGGGGGATTGCAACCGGTTGCTGTTCTTTTTGCCGGAAGTAGCTGTCTTCCAGTTTTTCAAAGAATGCCCATGCTTCATTTGTGTCCACGATCTTAGACATGCGTGCAGCGCCGCGCTCTGTCCAGAGTGTAAGGCTTCTGGCGTTCTTACCAACAGAGTAACTTCCGGTTACTCTGTTCTTAAATTCTCTTAATTTTAAACCAGTTAGAAGAAAGTAATGCTTACCTTCTTCAAAGCGGTCAAGGTTGCGAGACAAATTGTTGCGAATATTGGCTTCATCGACCCCATACCCTCTAGCAAGAGTTTCGGTTGTCACGACACGTACTCCCTGCCATTCCAGAACGGGAATTTCATCCGGCTGATTCTGAACAACCACCAGTTCCGATTCCTGAACTGAAGGTGCATAAATTTTTTCTGATTTAACGTTAGTTGCTTTCATTCTGTGTGCCTCCTTGCGTGCTTCGGCTGCGACGGTTGCGTAATTCAGATGCCCCTGTTCGAGCAGGTATTCGCGGATATCAGACAGCAGGATACGGTGAACCGCGTTCTTGTCCTTTCTCCGGTAAAGTTGTTTGGTGATCATGAAGTAGTTGGCAATAACGCCAGGTATATCCCTGGTACTGATACAGGCAGTGTGCTGTTCAATTGCCTCGATCATCTCTTCACGGGTAACTAACGATGTTCTCATAGTCCCTCCTGAGCAGAAGCGTTAACAGGGAGGCACCAGTAACTGAGAGAATTGCGTGAATCAGTGGAAAAACGGGCAGAGAAAATACATGGGGCGTCAGGAAGCTGAGAACGTGCCTCATCTTCTGTCGGTGCAATAACGAAGTGATAGTGACGTTTTTGGCAGGAGTAAAAGCGCCAGATAAATTCAGGATGAGCAGGGGTAGGGATAGTAGCCACAATGGCAGCCTCCTTTTGCTAATTTAAGGAGCTACCGCGTGAGGTCTCAATCTCAATGGCGGTAGCACTGACTGGGTTGAGACTACCGGCGCAAAAGGGAACCGGCCTGCCTTTCGGCAGCCCAGCCAGCACTACCATTGATCTCTGAGCTAAACGCTACGTATGGCTGTGCGATGGCATGACACAAAAAAAAGACGCTTTTGGCGTCTGTGTCGCCTTTTGCATTATCCGGGGTCTCAATCCCGGCACCCGTTTTAATGAGGTGCCTGATAAGCATAAACCGAAAATGCCTCAAGGCGCAAGAGGTCAGGTTCAATGTAACATCGGTAGTTAAAAAACACAATTCATTAGAGCAAATGTTCATTCATTAAGCCATGCCAGAGCTTCATCAACCTGCGCTTCGTCTTCGACGCTAAGCACTTCATCCTGGGGAACATAATCCGCCAGCATAGCGAAACAATATGTATCCCAATGGTCTGGTGAGTGCAGGTTGAGTTTTTTCTTCATATCCTCCTTACTCATCACCTTCCATTGACCTGCGGAGTTAATCCCTACAGGGATTTTCGACGCTTCCTCAATAGTTTCATTACCCTTATCCAGTCTCATACGACCAGATTTTACGGCCTCTGCGGCTTGAACATTGGCATAAGCACGTTTATCAAAGTACAGGCTCTTATCTTCACGGCTATGCATCTTTTTACCCCAGCGTATACGCTGTACGGTAATACCATAATACTCGTACATCAGATCCGCTGTTGCTTTACCCAGGCCATCGCCGTCTATCGCTATGGTGATATTTGGGAATCGCTCAGGATTACATTCTGCGAAAATTTTGGCGGCAAGCTGCGTTTCTGTAACGTCTGTGTATTCCAGCATTCGATAGTTGATTACACGGCGTTTGTTTCGCTGGCCGGACACCATCATGATATTGATAACGGACTTATCCCGTCCCGTACCACCAGCAACGTCCACACATGCAAGCCAGCCCCATCCTTTTGCAATCTTGACTTTCCGCCGCGTTGCACGTTCAACCTCATCACGTCCAAGAAGGAAGCCATCCTGTGATTTAGGGAATAGGCCGCGTACCTTAATCATGTACATAGGGTTATCACGCCCGCCGTACTCCGCCAGCTTCATTTTGATAAATGCTGGCGTTACCAACGGTGATTCCTCACTGTTAAGCGTGATCGCCGTATAAACGCCATCAGGGTTACCAGGACGCTTGGCCAGTTTATGGTGTGTATCGTAGAAATAGCCGCTTGGGCGTGTAGGCTGTGACAGCAATAAGATGCGGTTATCCTGTCCGGTAAGAGCACCGGTGATGATACCGAAAGCTCTATCACTGACACCGGAGGCTTCATCGATAATATACAGAAGATGATCTGCGTGTTCACCGGCGAGAGCTTCTTCACTTCCCAGACGAAAGCCCTTCGGTACTACAGTCCATACACCTTTACCAGTAACCTCATAGAAAGCGGTTTCTGTCAGAACAAAATAATCAGCAAGCCATGGAAAACGGCTGGTGGCAGTAGCCCAGTTTATCTTGATGTACTTGAATATACCGGTCATTACCTGCTGAATTTTGTTCGCAACGATAATGGCGCGGGCACCGGGATACATGATTATGAACAACATGATCATGATAGAAGTCATGTCTGATTTCCCGGTACCGTGACCAGACGAAACAGATGTCTTGCTACCCTGTTCCTGCACAGACTCAATAATCAGATCCTGCTGCCAGGTAGGTGTTTTGCCGAACAAAACATCAGCGGCAGCAATCCAGTCATAACGATATAGCGCCACCAGCTCGCGCCAACGTGGATCCGTTACGCAACTTCTGGCCATTAATCATCATCCCCGTATAGCTTGCGGGTAACTTCTTCGTCTTCCTCCTCGTCTTCGTCCAGGTCTTGTTCCAGCCATGGGTCGTTTGATACACCTTCAGTATCAACATCTCCATAACCGCCTGTATCAACGATATCGGCGATTTCTTCCCTACGCTGCTCAATCCACAATGCGGCATCGGCGCGGCGGTTGGCGGCCCGTTCTCGCGCAACTTTGTCCAGATCTTCAAGAGAAGGGCCACCGACGGCTGTTTGCCTTTCCTCATCATCGGTATTGGTCTTAGGAGCACGCAGATCGGCTTTGATTTGCTCCAGCATCAGGGGCGGCACTTTTCCGCCATGCGCCTCGATGAATTCAGCTGCTTCCAGCACTGACCAGTTATTTTCACGCTTTCGTTCGTATGCCAGCTTAACAATGCCAGCTTGCCCCATAGATAAAGCGTGCTTTTCCGCCTCCCGGCTTTCTTTTCGATAGTTATTCCGGATGCTGTAAATGGTGTTGATCAGGCTGCTTATCTGCGCGGAACAGCTGTTTAGCATGCTCGCGATACGATATTCAGGCGGAGTCCCTTCATCATCGTCTTTTTGCTGATCGCGCATTTCCTGCACCAGACGAATACACGTATCCCTGGCATTCTCCAGCATAAGGAGATGAGAAAGAGACTTTTCCAGAAGAGTGGTTTCCAGAACATCGGCCCCGGACCGACGCAACATAGCGCGCGCGGCCTTCCGCGCTTCAACGTTATCTATCAGGTAATCGCCAGCTTCGAATTCAAAGCGTTCACCATCATCATCCAGGGTGTCGCGTTCCAGGCGATCACGTAAGGTCCGGTGGGCGCGGGTGATCACGTCATGATCATCAGAACGATCATTTATGCGCTTATTTTGGCGCTTAGCGTTCTCGACTGCGGCACTGACAACAGCATTAACTCTTTGTTTTTCAGCCATTTCAGCCACAATGTGATCACATGCACGTTGATCATTAGCGTGATCAATGATCATGCTTTTTAGAGGCTTCCTGACTGGCTTATTTGGCTTGCGGCTGTCCGCTGTCCTGGTGTCTTCTTTGAAGGCACGGAGATAACGACGTGCGGTATTAGGGTTAAGATTAAACTCGGCGGCATACTGTGCGATGGTGTAACCACCATCTCGCGCCAGGCGAGCAAAATTCTTCTTGTGATCGTCCCAGGTCACTTATGCTTCCTTTCGTATAAAACTCTTTTTGACGCGAGGGTAACGAAAGTCACATGTCAAAAGGCCCGGAACGGGCAAGCAATCAATCAGATACGTGCGGATGTGGCATTACCGTAATGACGGTGCTGACGGACCACCTTATTGAAAAGTTGACGCGCCATCACCCAAGGCTGGTGCTCCCGGCGTTCCTTTTCGTCCTGCGTCATATAGAGTTCGTTCTGGAGTTTTTCATCAAACCGGCGCGGAGCGCGGCTGCGGCGAAAGAATTCAGGATTCAGAGAGTGGATCTGAAATCTACGTGGGCGTGTACTGTCATCAATCAAAACAGACGAATACTTAGACACAGCGATAGCCTTTAAGCGCAGATAAACATCGCGCTTATCGACATCCAGATGCGGGTATTCCTTTTCAAGAATTGCTGCGAGTTCTTTCGCTGATAGAAGAGATTTAGTGCGGATCATGTAATCCGCAATCTCGTACGATGTTATTCGTGAGTGATTTATTTCCATGAAGTGGCGTCCCTGCCAGTTAAGTAACATCCTGTCACCTACTGATTAGCCCATGTCAACTAATCAACGTCGAATATAATACCCTCGATTAAAGAAATAGCAATACATTAGAGCAATTTTATCTAACGCTCGACGAATGACTTGTGATAGCGCCGACTCCAAGCGCGTAATCAAAGAACAATCGTTGATGCATCGCCAGCCTACCGTGCGTCTTCTCCCAATTATCGCGGTCACGCTCAATATCACGCTGGCATGACTGGCACAGAGGAATAGCATAAATGTCATGCGCGCATAATCGACTATGACGAACGATATAAGGCGTAATGTGAGCGCCAGCTCCCGCAGCTCCACAGCCACAGCATGGACGGGAAGCCACAAAGTCCATGTACTCGGGCAATTTTAGCGATTGAAGTTTTGGTATTTTGAAATGCGCCATACCTGGGTCGGAGTCAACATCCACAGGGCATACTTTTGCACGCATCGGCGCGGCGCGTTCTTCCATCATCTGAACATATGCTGTAGCGCGATCGTCATACGGGCGAATATCCGCCTCTTTCAGAGGTCCGCTATCCTGCGGAGTAGCCTTCATCTTATTTATTGATATGCGGCAGACTTCTTCCGGCATCAGGTGCATCATGTTGCGCATGAAAGCCCACCAGCACAGCTCCTGAATACTTAAATCATGGCTATTTGAAAGGCCCATTTCCTGACGGGCGACATCCAGTATCCAGTTAACGCGATTATTGTGCAGCGTTTCTTTCAGCTCATTAAAACCACGCATCCGATAATGGTTATCGTGATGCCAGCACAACAACACCGCGCTATTGTCTCGTTCAGCGTGGACAATATGGTTGTCACACCAACTACGATCTGCGGCCTGGCATTGACCCTCTTTCTTACGCAACCACGTCACCAGCGCGTCAATTCCACCAATACGGCGAAACAGTTCATCGCTGTTAAAAAACGGCTGCAACGCCTCATTTGTTGCCATGGTTTGCTCGGTAACAACGAGGCCGTCTTCCATGTGCTCGATTAACTCACGCGGCACCGGCTCCATAATAAATTTACGGCCAGCCTCCACCAGCTTTCTGACCTCCTGATCCACTTTGAACGTGGCGAGGCCAAGCTCTTTCTGTACAAAGGGAGTAATTATGGCTTTCACATCACACCTTTAATCACTGATTGGGCTTTATCTGCTGCCCGGCATTCTCTGTTTAAGCACAACCATTTCCTGACGGCATAACACAGCAATAGCGGTCCTGACTCCAATTTGCTTACCAACCAGGTATTGCTTTACCTTGCGGCGGCTCACGCCATCAAGAAGCATCTTTAACGCTTCACGGGACAACTTGTTGTATTTACGTGCCATTAATCTACTCCGCAGAACCATACAATCTACGTAACGTGTCGGCGACAGAAGATACAGATATCTCGCCAGTCGCAGCGCCTACAGTAAGGTCTGCCAGTTCAGGTGAATCAAATACCTGCACCCCGTTACGGCGTAGAAATAGCAGCGCACTGTTTAGCGCGGTACGCTTATTGGCATCATTGAATATATGCCCTCTCGCTGTAGCCACCAGGTAGGTGGCGGAGACTTCGAAAAGGTCGGTGATCTCTTCGTAGGCAACTCTGGCCTGAACTCTCCCGATAATGGCCTCTGCCCTACCCGGATCAGACATTCCCGGCAGGCCGCCGTAGCGGCTTATATTCGCATCATGAAGCGCAATAAGTTCTTCCGGTGATATATGCCTCATTATCGGTTAACCAGTTCCTTGTTGGTGGAGTCCAGGGTGTCAAACAGGGATGCAAATTCAGCATCCAGCGCCGCTTTTTTGTAGGCTTCGAAAGTAGCCTTGCTGACAATTACTGCTGGCTCACGGCCTCTGCGGGTGATTTCAACCTCTTCCCCGGCTTCAACATTGTTGAGCACTTCAGAAAGGTTGCCACGCGCGGTACGGAAGTTAATGGATTGCATAAACACCTCGTGTACTCGTTATGTGTACACAATTATAAACTTCACAGGCATAAAGCACCAGCACTTTGCAGCTTAAATAACCGGACAATCATCAAATTCCCCACTTCGGGCATCATTGATGACATGAGTGATCACACCAAAAACAGCATTACTGCCCGTGTATCCATCGTCATCTACTGGTAACGCCTCTTTCTTCCCGGTGCTTAAATCCTCCAGGTGCTGGCGCGGATACTTCCTGTATCTCTTTATGCGATATTCACCCTCCATAGCGCACACAAGCAGAGAACCATCAACCGGAGTAAGCGAGGAATCAACCACCAGCAAAGCACCCTGCAATATTCCCTCACGGTGATGGCTATCAGCTGCCCGCATGAAGTAGGTCGCTGAAGGATGTCTAATTATCTGCTGATCAAGAGAAATTCGGCTTTCAACATAATCCGCCGCAGGAGAAGGGAAGCCCATAGCGTTTTACCTCAATGATACTGTTTATTCATACAGTATACATTGAAAAGGCATAGTTTGTGAAAGCGGGGTTTGTAGGCGCGCCACGCTGGGGGCTAATCACATTTCTCCCCCATCTTGCCGTTATTTTTTTGGTGCATCCTCGTTCTGATACACCGGATCGCTCCCTTTTGGCAACTGGAGGCTTAACTGCCGATAGTGCCGTAACCGTTCCATGAAATAGGTGCGCAGATTCTCTGGTTGCTCGCGGGCTACCTGTTCAGCTATGACAGGTATGTTCAATCGCTCTTTGTACGCCACACCGCTGGCAGCCAGATCAACGTTAACCTTATCCCGTTCTTCCTGACTTTTAGCTGCAATATTCCAATCGTGCATATCAAATCCCATCCAGAACAATTGCGTAACGACTATTATTTAACCAGCAAAGTAACTTTTAATTTTTTTTCTTTTCCCATTGATTTTTGTGCACAGCTTATCTGCCTTGCCGTGCGCAGAATCAACTTTTTTCTTCCTGATTTATCCACAAAGTTATGCACTTGCAAGAGGGCCATTTTCTAAATATTGTGATGTTTCACAAATGAAATGAATTTTGATTAATGAAGATAAGGAGAAAATTTGAGATGCAATCATGACGTTAATAGATAGGGTCTGCATTACAGACCCCATCCGCATCAAGGAATTAGCCGTTCCCTGATGTTGTTCCGAAAACATGTGCCGTAAGCTCACGTTAACGACTTTCTTTCACCGAATCCAACTATATAGGGGTTGGGTTTCTACGTCAACGTGAGCAAGTGCTCCTTTACATTTGACAAGGAACCACCTTAATGACTGCTTTTTTTCAGTTCCTGAGTGCATTTTTAGATGCGCCTGTTATTAGCCAGATTCTGGCGATCATCCTCATCATCGTTTTGATTTTGCTTTTAAGGTCAGTAAAAAATGGAATTATGCACTGGCTTACTTAATGTTCAGTGAAACATTAAAATCTCCTTGATGTGGAAACAATCATTTTCTGTATGTGCTGGTGGGTACCTGTAGTTCAGCTTTCGTTGGCATTTAACTTCGTCTTTGCTTTCTCCACCAGCAACTTCCAGATGCCTATTTCATTAGCAGCCGCCTTGATGGCGGCATAAAAAGCATCTTGCTGATCGTAACGCTGAATCTGTTTTTTCAGTTTTGCCTCCACCAATTTAATTTCATTACGTGCTTTCTGAAGCCGCAGCGCCGCCCGGTTACGTCTGTTCTTGTATAGCGCGTTAATCTCTGATAATTGCTTTAATTTACCAGCCTGACTGCGGATTATCGCCTCTCTGACTTCTGCCGTGCGTCTCATCTGATCTCTTAAGAGTTCACCGTTTTCGATAATTCTTTCAAGGTGTTTGATGTGATCTGCAACTCTCATACTTCACCCTCGCTTGTATCGCCAGCATCCACCAGCGGCAATAAAGCCCTGGCCATCTTATGAACCAATAGTGCATCAATAATGCCAAGCGTATGCCCCGGCTTAATGTTTAATGCCGCCTCAAGGTGACACCTTTCCAGGCCACTTTTCTCGGCTTGTTTATGATGATCTGGTGTAATAACGTCGCCCAAAACACGGCTAATTCTTTCTCGTAATTGCTGGGTGCCAGCACACTTGATCGCTGTATCGTGGAGACGGTTAACCAGTTCGCGATAAACATGCGGCTTAATTCGGATACGTTCACCGGTGACGCCCTTTCCTGGTGCTGGCACCGAACTATCCGGAATATCCGGATAGTTGCCAGCCTCGTAAGCTACCCGCAGCCAGTGCATGAATGTTTCAGTGGACACACAACCACAGTCCACATCGATTTTCCCGCGTTGCTGTTCCAGCCATTGCCCAAAATCCAACCTGTAAGTCTTACTTTCAAGTTCATCACCATTGAACTCGACTTTCTGCGACGCTATGAGAGCTGATTCGTATTGTTCGCGAGTGACAACTGACTGGTATTCATCGCTATCAAGGTCACCAATTGGAAGCTCAATCTCACAACAAAAATTGCGCCCAAAGAAAGTGTCTTTTTTGTGGTCTGAGCCAAAAGCAAAAGTCGCGCATGGTGCCATTAAATTGACACTGGGTAGGTAACAATAACTCATTCCATCAGGCCACCCGCCGCACTTAGGCAGTTCCTTCACTAACAAGTCGATAAACTTCATTTTTTTATCATCTTTGCAAGCCGCCAAAGCCATTTGGGCAAGTGCCAATACTTCATCTGCCGTATATCCAGCACCGTGACCATACATTTCGATACGGGAAATAATCTCTGATATACGCTCTTCAGTGATTCTGGTCATTTCTTTTTGCGCCATTTCTTTTCACATTCCTTAGTCCATTTTTCAATGTTCATTTTGGCAATATCAGTCATTCCATCACCTAAGAAATACTTTCTCCGGTACGTCTTGCACTTAAACCACACTACAACAGCCACCAGCCAGAAAATAAAAGGCCATACAGCAATACCAACTCCAGCCGCGATAAAGCCCAATAGCCATAAATGAAGCTCTCCAACTTCTGTTTGCGGCAATATTCTTAAAGAATTAAGCAGCAGACTGAAGGAATAGTCGTATGCATTGGCGGTATAAGACATGCAATCCATATAATTAAAGTCATAGCCTGCGGCTGCCGCCCATAATGGGCGGTCAAGAAAATGTTTTAGTGTCATCATATAAATTTAAGGTTCAGACCAGTTATCTTCAATAGCAATGCTTAATCTTTGTAGCCATTCTGCTAATTTCAGCATTGCTTCTCTTTCGCTTAAACCACGAGGAAAATCATCAAGCGAAATTGTTGGCTTGAAGCCCCCGTAACTATCTATTTCAACAGTCAGATTTTGCTCCAGCACGGTATTCCTTACGCGGCTATTGTGCCGAAGCAAATATACTGAACGTGATTTATTGGTTTTATGGTCAAACTGATATTCGGTAAGTATCATCTGGCTTTTGCCATGACTATTACCTCTCCACATACTTACCTCACTTAATAAAACAACTCCATGCGTAGTTGATGATTTTTTCCCACGTAATATAAATCTGCACTCCGGCAGTAAAACCAAAGCCAACAATTGCTGAAAAAATCAAAACATTTACTTTTGACATTATAAATTTTCTCTCGGTGTCGTAGGTGATAGCACCATAATTGATAATTTAGTGAGTTAGCAGTTCCATTTTTTGGATGATTTCCGCATGAGCATCATCGTTATCAACACTTAACTCGTTTAATGCCTCTCGCACTACATCAACTTCTTCTGGTTGGAAGAAGTCATCTCGGTAGTCACCAAATAGAACCGAAACAAGCCTGCCACCAGCAACATCAAGATTGGCGCTAACAGGTGGCTCTTTGCCATCCTCAAATTCGACTACAAAAGTTATTTTTCCCATCGTTACCACCAGCGACAAATTGAATACAAACCCAGTGCTGCCGCCATCACAATTCCTACCGTGGTGAATGCTTCAGGCCAGCTCATTGATTCACCTCCTGCGGCGGTTCTGGTAGCGGCATCCAGTGTGATGGAATCCACGACGCACCAGGTATTACCCACCCATCATTAGCGTCAGGATGCCCCGGGATGTAAGTCGCCCATTTCATTCGCCAGTCACCTTTCCTGTCAAACTCCCTGGCAACAAGAACGGCTGTTTTGGTATCCGGCATTCGCTCACTACAGCTTATCCAACCATCCGGAGTTACCGGAGAGTTGCCAGCCAGTCTACGCAAAACAGCCTTAACAGCCTCAATACGGTCATCATCGCAATTTTCCAGCGTATCTATGCGGTCGAGCATGATGATGGCGTTATCAATATCAGGATTGCCAGTCCACTCATTACCGCGATTGGATTCGGCAGCCTGGTTGCCAGATGCTGGCTGATTGTCGGCTTGGCTATAGCTAACAGCACGGCAGGCATCCTCTACGTTCTTCACTGCATCTGCGCAGTAGTTATAGCGATTGCATTCCACTAACTTCTGCTTGAGATTTTCAATTGCTTGCGCGACATCAGCCTGTATTGGCGGAACGGCTGTTTGCTCTCGAACGTCATTAGTCGCTATCGGTTCTGCTGCCAACTGACTGGCATATTTGTTAATGGTAACGATAAGCTCTTGCTCGGCCTCATCCAGACAATCACCGATACCTCGCCTGTCACCGTCAAAATCATCGAAATCGGCACGAATCCTGGCAACCTCCCGGATTGCGGACAACACTTCACCAGGAATAAGCGGAGAGTTGCCCGATAGTACATTCTGCTCCAGCGATGCCAGAGCAATTCGTGCCAGTTCTTCCGCTTCTTCTGCTGGCAGTACAACGTTGCTACCTGGTCCGTATGTTTCGCGCCACTGCCTGATTGTCAGCAGTCGCTCTTTGGTAATAGTGGTCATGTGTTAGTCCTTATCCTGCTGTACTTTCAACTGATGAGGGGAATAAAATCTTTTCATCAAATCCGGCATTCATATCATGAACAGCAACACACCAATCCATTGACGAACGATTATCAAGAGCCTCCATGATTTCATCCATGCGGCGCAGGTCATACAGGTAAATGCTTTTATCGCCAATGGTGTAAAAACCAATTTTTTTCGGTGATGGGCAGCGATCAAGAACGTCCTGTAATTCGCTCAACCATGCTTGTTCTTTTTTTGTCAAAGTTGCCATATCACTCTCCTTTGATGCCAATGCCAGCGGCGCGGGAATCATCCCATCGCTTTACTTCTTCACGAATTACGTCAATGCATTCTTTCGAATCCATTAGGTAATCTTCATCAAAAAGACGTTCCTGTTCGTTTTCTATCGCAACAATGATTGCTTCAACTAACTTTTGTGCCTGAGAACCACTTTCTAACTCTGCTATGCGCTTACTCCCATCAGAGATAACACCTTCGTAATACTCACGCTGCTCGTTGAGTTTTGATTTTGCTGCTTCCAGCTCAACGCGCAACTTCCCTACCGTTAGTGCAATATCCTCGTTCTCCTGGTCGCGGGATTTGATGTATTGCTGGTTCCTTTCCCGTTCATCCAGTAGTGCCAAAGCAATCTTTGGATTAAAGGCAGCAATAAATTCAGCGTTGTTTTTCAGAACGTGTTGCGCAATGGCCTGACTACTTAGTCGGACCTCATAACCACGTGCGCCACGGTGTGGTTTATATGAGTCCCAGTCTCCCCACGTTGCCTTCTCTGCCGCCTCACGCAGTGCCTGATAGTCAATCTTGTTCATGTCACATCACCCTGAATCCGTTGCATTTACGTAAGAAATCGCAGATATAGCCCTTCATTTTTTCATGCCAATCTCGATCATTCCCATTGCACCAACCATCAGGTGGAGTCCAGTTTTCTATCAGAGCAGCCATTTTCTTTGCTTTCGCCGGAGTAGCTGTTGCGGTATCGCAGTAATGACGAGTGTCAACCAACGCATCCATACCATCGATATCAAGTACGCAAAACCATGTGTGATTCGGAATTCCTACAGGTGGTATTTGTTGCCCACGTCGACGTTTATCAATAAGATATACACTCACTGCTTGCCTCCTTTGCGAATCTGTTCCGCCCATTCTTCAAGGGATTTCTCCGCATATTCACCGGACAGGCCATCAATCGGATGCGGTTCATTAGCCAACTCTTCTTTCGCTGACAAAATCATGCGTGTAACGTCGAAAACTTCACGCAAAGATTTATTGATAAATCCGTGATTGAACGCAGCAGCAAGACGGCTGGCGGTATAGTTAATCCCCTCGTTGCGTGCTTCCGCACGAATTTCAGCCAGAAAAGCATCGGTGGCTGAAATATTTCCTGTTGCCTTCATGGCCCCCAAAATAACCAGAACGCCATCTCGCCCAACCTCCTCAGCGATAACCTCGGTGTTGTCGCCAACAACATCGCAGAATGCCTGAACTGCCTTACGAGCCAGCTCATTCTCCGCCGCCAGCGCCGCGCACTTGGCCTCAAGAGCGGCAACCACTTCCTGATGGTCTTTGTACTTAACGTATGAGCCGGAGATGTCATCACCTTCGGTGTTTAGCCATGCGTCATTGCAATTCACTGCGTAGGTTCTGATGCTCATGTTGATGCTCTCCCGCCCCTGACAGACGCTAGGCCAGTCAATAAAGTATCCGCAATGCCTACCCTCAGACGTGCGCGCAGGATAAATGCCGTTATGACCCGGCAAAATATATGCTACCCATTCATCTTGCGTTGCCTGTTTCGCCGCCTCGCGCAGTTCTTTATAGTTAATTTCGCTCACTGGTTGCCTCCTTTACGGATCTGCGCTGCGATGCGCGAAAAAAAAGACTCCCGCGTATGACTGTTAAGAGCTGGCGCGAACGCTGCGTTAAGAACAGCAGCATCACAGCCGTCATCAATATAGAGCGCAATTTTTTTCTCCAGGCGCGCTTTGGCTTCCTGCAACTGCATACCCCGGCACGCACGCGGGATATAATCAGCAATTTGAGCGATAGCCTTTTCGTTCTGTTTAAACATGCTTCACCTCGATAGGCTTGATGGTGTCTAACAGCAGTCGGCGGCGCGTATTTTCTGCAAAATGGCGGCGTCCAGTTTCTTTGTGGTAAAACTCGTTTTTGCCGACGACCCACATCCGCTCTGTTTGGTGCAGTTTTTTTACCTGCGGACCGTCTTTGGTGATCACGGTGCCGGTATGGGTTTTTACGATTGTCATGCCACTACCTATTCGAACAGATGAACGAGACAGGCCGATGCTCGTCCACCTGAAAAACTGACGATTTGATGCATACTCACGGTTTATTCCTGAATGCGCTTAAACTCGATTACCCACACCCAGGGATTAGCGTTCCAGCTTTCTTCACCATAGATGGATTCCCACAGACGCTGGAACGCAACCTTGGCCATTGCGAAATCCCCCTTGGGAGTAAGGAATGTTCCCGGGTGATCAGGAAGCAAACTTCCAGCAGGCGGAACGCCCTCATCCCTTGCATCGCATTCGCTGATATCGTTCAACCGCTCAACGCGCACGTTGGTAATTTCCAACAGGATGCGTGATGCCCATCGCGGCATGTGAATTGATGGACGCCACCCACCATCAAACTTTTCATTCACAGTGTGAGGTTTCCAGTCGGCATCATCGGGTATCGACCATAAACCGTAATCACCAGGCTTTTGCTCACAACTGGCCCGATAAATCCTTGCTGCGTTCTTCTCATCGCCACGACAAAGGTTGTCGTTCCAGTCCACACTGCAACCATCTTCATTGCCTAATATCGCCCATGTTTCACGAACCCAAATTCGATCGCCGACGATACCAAAGGGGCAATTGAAAACACTGCTTACACCATCAGCCCCGTACCACTGAAAACCTGCACCAATTTCCCTAACCATCACTGGTGCTTCTGGACCAACTTCCGCAGGCTGATTTTTCATTATCCGCCGCGTCTGCGTTTTCCTTCCTTCGAGGATGGCTCGGACCATCTCATCGTTGAAAATCATGCCGCGCTCTTTCACTTCGCCTTTCATGCATCCCCCTTACCCATGCGCGACGATGCCGCCAAAAGTGATAGAGAACAGCCAGAAATAGATCGCGGCCATAATGATTTTGAATGCCGTGTTCATATTTTCAGCTCCTGTGATTGATTGGATACATGCCGCGCCTTGCGGCATGTTTTTATTTTCACTTTCTCTGTTTTAAAAATCAATATTTATTAGAGCAATTATTGTTGGTGGAGAAGCGCGTTTTCATACTCCCTGACCATTAACGTAAGTACGCCGTGACTCCTGAAAACACGCGCCACTTCAATCTTATCTTCCAGCGCGAACGCAATTTTACTTAGACCAATTTTCTTCAGGAGATCAATCTTTGCTGGACCGTCATTTCTGTCATCGGTGGCAGGACGCATAGATAGCAAAGGCTCAGCCCCGTTTGTTACGTACTTCCGCAGCCAGGCTCGTGTTTTATCCCTTGCGATCTCACAGCGCCCGGTTACAAACCAGACCGTGTAAACGTTAAATAACTGGCGCACCATATCAATAACCGGAGTGATGGGAGTATCGGTGTCACAGGCGAGATTAAACTCGTTCCAGTCCTTTGTTAATGCACCTTTACCTGGTGGCGGAAGCAAATGCAGTCTGTCTTCAGTTGCCTCTGATATTGTTCCATCAATATCGACTATGACGATATACGGACGTTCCTGGTGTGCGTGTTTATTGAAAATACTCAAATGCCCTCCTCATTGGACGAAAAAAATGCTGGTGGGCGCACTCCACCAGCATTAAAAGTGACGCTGTAACTATCAGCGGACGTAAATAGTGCCGCCGTTCTCTTTTTCCCATGCATCGCTACGTGCATAGCAAACATCGAGAAGTCTTCTTGCCGCTGTTTCCTCTAAACCCAATTCGACAACCAACTGCTCATGACGGCGGGTAACCACATCAAACAGGGTATGCAACCCTTTAGTTGCCAGATCATCAATGAATTCCGGTTCGAACGGCAGCTCTGCATCTGCCAACATAACCTCTTGCGCCCACTCAACTCGACGGACCAATTCCGGGCGGCGGCTTTCCATCTCTTTACAGATCAATTCATGGAAGAACTCTACCCAACCTTCCGGCTGGAACTCGCGGAAAATTGCCAACGGCTGGAAGTTTGGCATCAACCATTCGTTGATTCGGATATCAATGGCATAGCCCATGTCGCAGCAGAACTGATAAGCAAAGTCCAGCTTAGAAACGATATAAGGACGCTCGTTATTGAACTCTTTAGGCGATGAGATCCCATAAGCCAGGAGGCGCGGGAAGAAGGAGATTTGCCCTAACGTCGGATGAAGTTTGCTTGCAGGGAAACGGCGCTCAGTAATGCCATACATTTCCTTCTTGAGCGTCGCAAATTTGGCATTCTCATTAACCAGCGCGGTAACCTCTGCTTTTTTATTAGCAAATGCCACGCGCGCTTCGCTTGCATCTTTAATAGTTTTTTTGAGCTGTTGGTTAAGGTCGGCGACCTGCTTACGCAGTTCCTGTCGCTCGCTTTTAGCTTTGTTATAGCGTTTCTCAAGGTTAAAAGGATCAAGTTTCATGATCTCTTTATATTGAGATTTTAGCGTTGAAATCTGTGAGTTCCGCAGTTCAACCATCGCGGTCATTTCATTGAGTTTTGTTTCCAGCTCAATGCTTATACGTTCGGCATTATCAGCACGCTGGTTGGCGTCATGCGTCGCATTGTCGATCGCGTCCTGTTGCTGGCGTTTCAAATGTTCAATTTGTAGCTGAAGCTCTTCAATTTCTTTACCCTTCAGACCGAGATCCAACTGCATATTTTCAGCTGCATCTACCAGGGAGTTATGGCTATCAGCTTCTGCGTTATAAACATCAATAAGCTGTGCGTGAAGCATCTCCGCTGACTGAACCGCATTATCAAAAAAACGCGCTGTGAGGTCATCACAACTAACGCGGCGTTGCGCGGCCCGGATGTTCTGGATAATGGCCGGGATACCGGCATTCAGGACGTCAGGGATAGATACATTTTCGATTGATTGGTTTTGTGCTGAAGTGATCATTTCAAAGTTCCGTATTAGCTTGTGCTTCGGTCATTTTTCCTAAGTATGAAGGAGGAAGGACTACGCAATTTGTATCCAGTCCCTCACCTATGGCAGCCTGTAAAATTCTGGCTAAGGTGAGTCTCTTGTTGCGATACCTGGTGATGACATGCCTGATACCGCCGGTCGGCGTAACAAAGGCGATCAGCCAGTAGTGATATTTCCGTCGGAATGGCCACATAGTGCACCTTGTAGATTGCTCTAATAAAAAACGTGATGAGTGTACATCACGTTTTAAAAATATGGAATTATTAGAGCAATATTATTCTGATTCTCGCTCAAAAAATGAGCTGATAAGGGGGAGCCAATCCTCTGACACTTCGCGAGGTCGCGGTTTGCCGTGGAAAAAGATTATTCGGCAGTCTTTTGGTAATGCCCCATTCCCCCTGGAGTAACGCGCGCTCGCATATTTTGAACCAGGTTCCACAACATCGGCCTTGTAACTTACAAACCATCCTGGATACAGATCCTGAAATGCTGGTGTATCATCGCCCATAACCTTTCGTAAGAACCCCTGGTCACCCCAGCACTCAGTAGTGACACAACGAGAAATCCAACCTTCCGGATCTTGCCAGAATGAACTCCAGATATGCGCTTTAACACTATTTGGTATCCACAGGGCACCGCTACCACGATATTGTGGATGGTAAAAATCCCTAAGCATGGTGAAGCTGGTTGGTGGATGCTCTAGGATTGGGCGTATATCACCGGCAATAACCGTGTCCAAATCCAGATAGAACAGATCATCGGTTATATCCGGTCGGAACAACTCGATTTTCGCCCACCAGCCACGGCACTTTTGCCACTGGTTGATCAATGGGATAACTTTGACGCCAGGTACATGTAAACACTTCAGGTCTGTCAGGCAAATAATTTCATAGTCTTTTGGCAGTTGATTAACCAGCCACTGCACATCGGAAGCGTTATAGTCACCACCAGAGCGAAGAACTAAAGCAATCTTCATGCTGCACCATCACCTTTCACTTTCATCAATGTCAGGTTTCCGCAAAATACGGCACCAGTGTCGATATACTGCTGATTCCAGAATGTCTTCGGGCTTTTCACCGGAGTGTGACCAAAGATAAAACGATCTGCGCCCGAAATTTCGCCACCAATATCATCCATCGAATCACTGATACGCTCGCGCGCCCAGACAACGTTGAAAAGCGGCACCTCCTTACCGAATTGGTATTCATTATCCGGATAGTCGGCATGGGCTATAACGATAGTTTCTTGCCCGGTGTTCAACTCAATGATATAGGGCAGACGCTTTACCAGCTCCACCAGCGCCCTGGCTAATATTTCCTGATCAGTGTCCAGCATGAAGAACCATTGTCCGCCATTCATTAGCCAGTTATTCACGTTGCCATCAGGACTTAACGCATCGAGCATCAACCGCTCATGGTTCCCCATCACTGCCCTGAACCAGGGCATCTGCAATAGTTCCAGACATTCGACATTTTCAGTACCGCGATCGATAAGGTCGCCGACCGATATCAGTAAATCCTGCGCCGGGTCAAAATCCACACGATGGAGTTCGGACATCAGTCTGGTGTAGCAACCATGCAGATCACCAACAACCCAGACATTCCTGTATTTGGTACCGTCGATACGGTGATAAATTGTGGGTGCCATCATGTATTCTTCAGCCATTCTTTAAGAGTCATCTGCGGAATACCTCCCATTTTCCCGCATGAAACAACGTCAATCTGTTCACGCGCAGACTGGAATAACAAAGGCAGGTGACTTAGATTTTTTGGCGTGCCGCCGGAGTGAACGCGTAGTTCTTGCGTAGCGTCAACGCCCACCAGAGCTACATGTTTGAATCCGATATGGAAAGCCAGGTTCAGAGCACCATATGCACTATTGCCGCTGGCAATTTCATTCTCATCTTCGCAAAGGCCGAAATGTGCGGACCAGCGCCACGCCCACCACTCGGGAGAATTCGT